CCAGGGACACGAGAAAATGCCTGCAAGACCGCTAAAAAGCACGGTACCCGGTATTATTAATGATTTCCATTGATAGGAATGCGTTTCTTCATGTTTTAGGAATTCTTCGTCATAATACTCTTTCGTTTTCTTGCATAACAGCCAGCAAAAAATTAGGATTGCGGAAAAATTCGGGATGATAATTTTCGCAATTTTCGATTTATAAATCACTTTCATATTTTACAATTTTTAAGATTAAACATGTGTAAAGGTAGGCTTTTTCGAGGAAATTTCTGTCAATATTTATTACTATTTATAACTATCTGGAAATCAACACTTTGACATTTTACCATAAGGGTATTATCTAACCCCTAAAGGGGTACGTAGTTCCCTTTCTTCTTTTACCCTTACGGGTATATTAATAGGAGGAAGAACTGCAATATAGCAATAGGGGGTTTGGGGGAGGAAGGGGAAAGAGTGAAAAATGGGGAAGGGGGATAAAGTAAGATATGGAAAGTGTTAACGGAAGTAAAAACAGAAAGGGGAGACGAAGCGAAAGAAAGAAGACGAAAACAAGAAGGGATTTTGGGAAAAAGGCGCGCCCGGCAAAAATTTTCTCGAAAAAATTTTGTGGATTGAAAAATAATCCCTATGTTTGCAGTGCTTAAACAAATGGCGGCTCAGTTCTGAAAAGAGTTGGGAACCGCAAAAGAAAAGGGGTTATCTCTCTGGAGTGCGCTTCTACAAATACCTCTTTTAAACTTTCCCCTTTTCTTTTTGTTTTGTAAGCAGGTATTTGTGGGCGTGAATATCCTTGAGCAAGATATTTGTAAAAATTGAAAATTTTGTAGAAGAAGCACATTTTAGAGAGAAATGAAAAAAGATACAGAAAAATCGGCATCACGCCAGGACATTCCAGAAAAGATTAAGTTTCCTATTAAGGATTTTAAGAATATACAGACTATCCAGGATTATGAGTATTGCTGCGTATTGTGCGCTATTAGATTGATAAACAACAAGTATTGCAAGAGAAATCAGAAGAAGTATCAGTATAAGACGTTTTGGAAAAGAAGTTTTACTACACAAGAACTGTCATTGAAGATTGCGGAAGAAGTGGGTATTTCCTACAGAAAAGCGAAGGATTATATCAAGTTTTTAAGACTGAATGACTACATTAAATTCCCCGAAAAGGATGTATGTACAATCATAAACAAGGATTTCAAGGATGTAACGGAAGAGATGTATTTACCGGATTATTTGCGTTATGTGATTAAGGAGAAAGGGGTAAAATGGTCTCCTATTTTTACAAGGATATTGAATTACATTTCAAAGAAGATAAGATATTACAAGTATTGTAAAGAGATTGCAGAGTATAATTTGGACGTATGGAATGACGAGGAATCAAAGAAAGACGAGATTTTAAAGATAGTTGAATGGCTGTACAATAACGAGGACTGGAAGGAATCGGATTATGACAAGGTTTATGAAAAGGCTGTAAAGATGGCGCATAAGCACGCATTAGAGGCAATAAAATGGAACAATTGCGAAGTATCGTTCTATGAAAGCCCTAAACGTATTGCAAGCCGTATGAAATGCAGTGTAGACACAGTGAGAAAGTTTATAAAGGCATTGAAAGAGATTTTTGGAAATACGGTTTATATGAAACCGGACAAGGCTGTTAAATCAATGAGGTACAATCCTAAATTGAATAACTATACAATAGTTTTGCCAGACAGGGAAGAATGGAAGAATATATTTGCGAGAAGATTCGAGAAAATTAAGGAAGGTGTTTCAAGGATAAAGGATTTGGTTTATTACCTTAAAAGGGTGTGGTTCAAGAAGGAAAAAGGTTTTTTATGGGAAGACAAGGAGTTTAATAAAATGGCTAAAAGGGACAGAAGTATAACATGTGGGGATGAGAGTTTCCCGTGCAAAAAGAGACTGAGTTTTTATCACACACTGAAAAAGGATTTGGAATACTGGGAGGATAATTTCGAGAAGGAAAAGGAGGAAGAGAAATATATGGAATATATCCACAGGTCAGAAATACAGAGAGAAATAGAGGAAAACAGGATTGACCTTGTTGCAAAAAATCGTTGTACCGCTTCTGACAGTGAATATTTCGACCCTAATACAAGCAGAACATATTATGAAGAACCGGAAGAGGAAAGGAAAAGAAGAGGAAAAGAAATCGGTGAAATAGCCAGAAAAGTAAGGGAGGAGAGGAAGAACAGTCCTTGCTTGGCAAAACTTATTCAAGAGAAATATGGAGACTTTGAGTTATTATCTATACAGTGACTATGAAAGCGAAGACGTAGAACTGTACGCAGAACAGATGATACGCGACCGGAAAGAACGCGACGAGAAGCGACGCGAACAGATAGAGAAGGCTTTGGAGAAAGCCGAAAGAGCCAGGAAACGCCTGGAGAACCGAAGACGGAAGTACATAAAGACAAATCCTATCCGCGCAAAGTACAAATACCCATGCTTGGATAAATATTCAAGTTAAAAGCTTGGTTATTTGACTGATAATGCCTATTTTTACCGTTGTAATTGCAATTTCGTTATAACTTTAAAAGGCATTATTCATGAATATTAATAAAAAAGAAGAGAAAGTGTTCGGACGTGCACAATTTGAACAGTTTCTCATTGACAAAGACTATGAGGCATTCACCGCAAAGCAGGTAGCGGCTTTTGCTACTGATGTTTTGAACAAGTCAGAAAAGGACGAAATGGACGAGTTCGAGAAAGCATGTGCGGCTGCGGACTGGAAATCACTGGAAACGGTTAAAGTGCTGAATGACATTTACGAGGAAGAACCTATGTTCATAAGACCCTCACAAGTGGAAGTGATACCGGGAAAGGAAGGAATTTTCAAATCAATGTCCGAGAACCGGGACATGTTGCGATACAAGGAAACCCCTCTAAACATTTTCAAGGGCATAGCCGGAATGTGCGTATCTGACGATATAGAGAAGGCACGGAAGGGTGAACCTATCGGAACCGTAAAAAGCTGGGGAGGGAAAGAATATGTGAAGACCGCTAACGGATGGGTACGACGCCAGGGAATCAAGACAAAGGAGACCGCGAAGGAAGACAAGCAGAAAGGAAAAGATGGCTTTCCTACAATTGAAAAACTTGTGGCTGCGGCCGCAAAGTCGGGGCACAACCCTAAAGAGGCAGAGAACGTTATCAGAGAACGCTATGACTATCTGAAAAAGAAATACCCGGAAGCTTCACCGAGTAAACTTGTACATATTGCATATACCATTTCCTAAAATTCCGTCGCATATGATTATGGGGAAACTACATAAAATAAGGGAATACGTAATGAGTTTATATTTTCCCGTGTTGCTGAGCATACCTATCTCTTTTTCCAACACGACATCCTTCATTGAGAAATATGTGTTTCGGGACTGGGAGTTCTTGAAATACCTAATGATTCTTATAGTGATAGACACACTTGTAAGCTGGGTATATCATATCAAGAACAAGGACTTTTCAAGCAAGGGCTTTTCAATGATTATCACGAAGCTTTTCATTTATTCCGCTATTCTGATTGTTTCGCATGTGATGGGGAACTTTACGGTGGAAGGCGGTAATGTGGAGATATACACATGGTTCCGTGCCGTGGTGTGTAATGCGCTTATAATACGAGAATCAATCTCAATCGTGGAGAACGCGGCAAAGGTAAGCCCCACTTTGGTACCTCAGAGAGTTAGAAAATATCTGTCTGATTTCGACGAATTCGGGGATAAGAAACCGGAGACGATAAAGGAAATGAAAGGAGAATGACTATGGCACAAGGCGATTATTTGCCCGGAACCTATTCAAGGGTCGGAACAGAGGAAAACCCGGGCACATACCTTGGAGGAGGTTCGGGCGGTACTTCACAAACAATGCCGCCAAAGGTGAAGAAGGTATGGGTGCTGGAGTACGACAGATGGAACATGCGCAATTATTGGATTTCCGGAGGAAAGTTCAGTATTCCGGCAGTATGGGTACTTACCAAAGGAGTTTGGGACAACTTCGGCAAATGGATGAAAGACGGAGTTTGGAGAATGGGACAGCTCATTTTCTCTACAGACAATATTTGGCATGATAATTTCGTATGGTATAACGATTTAAAGTTTAAATTTTAGAGATTATGAAAAAAGCAGCGTTTTATCAAATACAGGACGGTGATACCGGGGCACAGGTTGCACAGGGATTGCAAGGCAATTTCGAGGCTTTGCAGCAGGAGATAGAAGCAATCCCACCCTATTCCTTGCCTATTAAGATGGACCCTAATAGTGGAATTATCAACAGTGAGGAGGACTATAACAGTATTCTCCCCGAATCCTATCTGACGGAATATCCGTGGCAGGCTGAATATGCAGGTGGTCTTCCTTGGTTATGGATGAACTTCAAGGCGAAGGTATCGGAAGGTACTCAGATTTGCATTAAGCATAACAACAAGTTCTGCGAGTTCACCAACATTCCAGAAACTATCGGCACCGTATCTGTCAACAAGAAGATTCTGACAATGAAGGAGAAGAACGAATATCTGGGTTTCGAGTGTCAGAAGGATTTGGGCGTACAGAAAGTGGACTTGAAAGGCATTTACCAGGTTTACGTACTGGATGCTGACGGTTCCGTGGAACAGGAAATTGTATTTGAATGTAAGTAATTAACAATTAAAAATAGAAAAGATTATGAGACTGTATAGATTTTTGGACGAAGACAAGAATATTGATGTGACATTGGTAACTGATGGTAGTTGCGACCAGAAGAAAGTATTCATCACTGAATCACCGCGCGGAATTACCCCTAAAGGAAACGTGACAGACCCGGAAGGCGGTGCCGAGCTTTTGAAGCTTGGTTTCAAATGGAATGTAGGCGAAGCCGTGATGCATGAGGAACTTGTAGCATTTGCGGAAGAAAAGGGTTTGGAATTGATTATCGACCCCCAGGGATTGAATGAAATTGTTGCGGTAACGGCAGAATGGAACGAAAACGATGCATGCGTTATTACAATCAAGACAAGTGTTCCGGCAAAGAAGGATGTCGACATTTATTTCCCTAATAGCGTAGATTTGCAGGAAAGCGCAGAAAGATTTGGAGTAATCAGAGGAGACCGCAAGACCATTGCTACCAAAGTTATGTCCGGAAAGCCTATGGCGTTTACGCTGGCTGACCTTGGTTTGGATGCAAAGGAAGATTTGAACGTGGTTGTAATGACAGATAACAATACATGGCGCGAAGAACTCGTAGCTGAAAACAACTAAAGGGATTATGCTACGGTTATTGTTTACAACAGAAGATAATGTCCACCAAATGACTGTCGTAACTGACGGTATCGACAGTCAGATGAAGGTTTTCGTGACGGAAAGCCTCTATGGTGACGTGGAATATTATAAGGGGCTGGGTATCGTGATTGAACCCGGACACACCTATAATATCGGACAGTTCAAGGAATGGGCGTTTAAGGCGCTTGTTAAGCTTATCTCATATCCGGAAGGATTCGGAGAAGAGGGCGCGGTATTGTCGGACGTGCAGGAAGTTGTGGAATACGTATTGGAGACTAAAGAACCTACACTTAATTTCTCTGCAAAGGGAGGTGATGATATGTGCGTGGTGACGTCTTCAAAACAGACATTCAAGAACGGACAGCCAGTAGGACACCCGGAAGGCGTCCCGGTTACATTCTCAATATCTGGGGCAGGATTCAAGGTTGACGGTGGAGGACAAGTAACGGTTGACGAGAACCCAAACAACACGGCAAGAAAAGCGGTAGTGACGGTTAAACAGAATGAAAGCGGAAAGACATTGCAGATTACATGCAACCAGGCTGCATCTACTGTAACCTACGAATATGCGCTTACAGTAGACCCGACAGCGGTAACGTTCGACGGTGCAGGAGGTGAAAAGCTGGTTATCGTGACTTCTACAAGAACAAAAGTTCTGAACGGGGTAAAACAGCAGGCAGAAAGCTATCCTACGGACATAGAGCTTGCAGGTGAGGGATTCAGCTATGAAGTGAGCGGAAACAACTACAATCTGAAAGCCGAGGAGAATACCGGGACCTCACAGAGAACGGGAAAGGCGACCATTTCACAGGAAGGCGGAAAGACCGTACAAATGAACTTGACACAGAATGCGGCTACGGTGACGTATGACTATGCGCTTACAGCCAATTCACAGACCATACAGTTTGTAGCGCTTGGAGAAACGAAGAGTTTACAAGTTGTTTCAACAAGACAGAAAAAAGTTAACGGTAAACCGTCTGGTGATGTCGAGAAGGTAGATACGACTGCACAAATTACCGGAACCGGATTTAGCGAGACTTCATCAGAAACCACCAATGGAGAGAATTATAGCATAGTGGCAGCAGAGAACAAGGCAGAAACAGCTAATAACGGTTCTATTACCATTACACAGACTGGAAGTAACAAGACAGTAAAGGTTACGTTAACACAGCTTGCAGCAGCAATCACTTACGAATACACATTGACTACAGACCCGACAGCACTTTCATTTGCAGCAGCAGGAGAAACAAAGATATTCGGTGTTTCAAGCAAGAAGCAGAAGAAAGTGAACGGGAAGAATGACGGTTCACCTATGACGGTTGACTACACTACTGTAGTGAGTGGTACGGGATTTACCAAGGGTTCTACTGAATATTCTGTAGTGGCGGATGCAAATACTGGCGCACAGCGTACCGGAACGGCAGTTGTTACGGCAGTAGAAGGAGGAAAGAAAGCGACGGTAAACCTTACACAATTGGCTGGAGAATAAAAATTGTTTACAATGGGAAAGAGAAAAGGAAAGATAATACAAAAAGCGGAAAAGCCAGATTTGATTGCAAGTCTTTCGAGTTTGTCCATTGAAGAGATAGACAGGCTGCAAAAGGCCGCTCCTATGGCATTCCAAAGCAAATTGCAGGCTGCGTTAAACTCAAACGATGCAGGGGAGATAATGAAGGCTAATTTGTATCTGGGAGAAATCAATAGACAGCCTACAAAAATTCAGTCTGTTTTCTTTGACCCTAACGACATATCCGGTAACGGAAGAGGATTCAAGGATTCTAAAGGGGTTCTGTCCTTTTCCGTATTGCGTCGGATGGGGGACATTCATATAGTGAAAAGTATCGTGTCTACACGCGTGGAACAGATAATGAACTTTATGGATTTTTCGGAAGACGAGCAAAAGGAAGGCTTCACAATCAGAAAAAAGAAGAGCCTTTTTTCTACCGGGGATGAGAAATTGACAAATGAGGACAAGAAAAAGATTTCAAAGATAGTTGATTTCCTGGAAAAGGGAGGATGGACGGACAAATGGGACAATGTAGACAGCTTGCAGGAATTTGTAAGTAAAATAATGTCGGACAGTCTCACATTAGACCAGTTGGCCTTTGAGATGGTGCGCAACAGAATGTGGGAATTGCAGAAATTCCGCGCTGTGGACGCTTCTTTGATACGTTTTCTTGACAGCGTAGACCCCAGACAAAGGGAAGGTTTCGAGCAGTACAGATTCAAAGGACATTTGCCGCGTTACTGTATGGTATGGGAAGAGATGATTCTGCATAACCCTATAACGAAGGAACCGATATTGTATTATCCGTGGGAGCTTGGTTTCGGCATCAGAAACAAGACGTCTGATGTGAGAAGAAACGGGTATGGAGTGTCGGAATTGGAAACGCTGGTGAATATCATAACCTGGATATTGTGGGGCTTTTCTTATAATGCGAATTTCTTTTGCGTTTCACCGGAAACACTCGTTACGACGAATAAGGGTTTAAGAAGAATAAAGGATTTGGTAGGTACAGAATTTGAAGTTTTTGACGGTGTGGAACACTGTAAGGCATCCGCATATAAGACAAGAATAGATGATTTGTACGAAACAAGACTGTATAACGGCTTAAAGATAAGAACAAGCCGCGAACACAGATTCTTGACTATAACGGATAAAGATAAATCTCCTAAATGGAAAGAACAAAAGGATTTGACTACGGATGATTATTGTTTGGTAGATATAAATACTTATGGAGATTTTCATGAGGAAGATTATTTCATAGGAAGAGAATATTTTAGAGAATTTACTAACCCAACAAAGGAAGCTGTTCTTAAAAAAGAAAAAACTTTTACCCCTTCTTTGGAGATGGTGAAAGATAAGTATTTTTGGGAAATGATTGGTTTTGCTTTAGGGGATGGTACCTGGTTGGAACATATACTTGAAATTTTCCCACACCATACAAAAGATAAAAAACTTTTTGGTGATTTCTCTAAAGTGTTGGATAAATACGGAATAAATTATCGTATAAAGAAAGGCAATCCTTCCACACAAAGAAGTGACGGGGAATATGGATATCCGTATATATTCATATATGATACATGTTTTATTGACTGGCTTATAAGTATAGGATTCGGATATACAAGAGATAAAAAGATACCCATTTCTATATTTAATTTGCCGGAAGAGTTGAGATGCGCGTTTTTGAGAGGATTGTTCTCGGCAGACGGACATACTTCTGCAAATATAATGGGATATAAAACTCCTACTATATGTTGTGTGAATAATGATTTGAGGCAAGATATATTACAATTATTATTAAGCGTTGGGGTTGCTGCGAGAGAGTGCAATAGAAGTAAAAGCAGATATAATGACCCAGTAACACTTGTTATTCAAGATGTAATGTCTTTTGTTGATAAAATAGGTTATTTGCAAGACTATAAAAATGAAGGTATATCAAGAGGAGAAAGGACAAAGGACAAATGGGATTTGGTACCTAATTCTTTGGCTTTGGATATACTGGAAAATAACAGAGGGGGTAGAATATCTTTCTCAAAACATCATGTAAAAAATGGTGGAAGGATAAGTAGAGGTAAATTAATAAGAGTTTTGACCGAGGCAGGATGTAATGTGCCGGAAATATTAAATTATCATTTCTATAAAGTAACGGACAATTCCAGACTTGTAAAGGAGAAGGAACAACTTTACGATATAGAGGTATTCAATGATAAGCATATATTTCTTGCCAACTATACAGCAGTCCATAACTGCCAGGGCTCACAACCTAAAGGGTTTATAAATATAAAGAACCCCAACATATCAAACAGTACATTGCAAGAGTTTAGGCAGGCATGGACGCAAACGATGGCAGGAGTAAGTAACAGCCACCGTACGCCCGTTATAAACGGTATAGACTTGGAATGGGTTGATTTACAGAAACTTAGCAATCGTGATATGGAATTTAACGAATGGATAAAATTCCTTATTATAATGACATGTTCTGTATATCGTATAGACCCGTCCGAGCTTGGATTCAATTTTAAAGAAAGTCAGCAGATATTCGGGCAGGACGGACAGCGCGAAAGATTGAAGCACAGCCGAGAAAAAGGATTGAAGCCTTTATTGATATTCTTGCAGGGCATCATTACAAAGTATATTGTGAGCGAGCTGGACGAAAACTACGAGTTTGCATTTACCGGAATAGAGGTGGAAGATGAAGAAGCACAGGTAAAACTGGATTCTGAAAAACTGAGTAGCGGCATGGTTGCCATGCAGGACATATTCAAGAAGTATAACGGAAGGGACTTTGACCCGGAAAAGGACATCATTCTTAACCAGGTGTACCAGGGGATGAAGCAGGCAGAAGAACAGAATAAAATGTTCGGAGCTTCACAACCCGGACAACAGCCGGAAGGTGTACCGGAAAATGAGGAAGACCCGTTCGCACAATACAAGTCATTTAATGACAATCCTATAATGAAACCAGCAGTTGACTATTATTTAAAAAATCTTTACAAATAATAAGTTATGGAAACTTTCGATGATTTAAAACTGGATAGATACATAAACAAGGCTCTTTTGGAAAAGAGTTTGGGAAGACCGGAAATGTACGACAGTCTTCTGGAAATTGCAAAGGTACAACAAGGCGTGTATGTGAACAACGCGGTAAACCGGAAGCTTGGTATTGTTGGACAGCCATATAAGAAAAGAAAGGCTACGGAGGAAGAGAAAGCCGATTTAACCAAGACAACGGAAGACCTTTATAAGGAAGGCGGTGTTTGGAAGCGAGACAGACAGATTAAAGTGCATAACAAAATAAGGTCAGAATATCAGAAGAAAATGTTGTTTGAGACTAAACCGCGTGCTTATCTTATGCTTGGTGGCGGTGGTTCAGGCAAAGGGTATTACCTTAAGAAGATGAAGGAGAAAGACCCGTCTATAGATAAGCTTCCAGTTATTGATGTGGACGATATGCGTGATATGATACCGGACTACGAAAGAGTGAAGGATATAGACCCGAAGAAGGCGGCTTCTTATGTGCATGAGGAAGTATCGGATATTGGTAAGAAAATAGACGAGGAATATATTCGACAGAAATCCTCTTTTGTAAAAGACGCTGTTTTTGGAAATCCCGAAAAGCTTGAAAAATTGGTTGACAAATTGAAGGCACAAGGTTATGATGTCCATTTGGTAGGAGTGGCAACCGATTTTAATACGGCTTTGGACAGAATACAGAAACGTTTTGAGAGAACGAAACGATATGTCCCTACAGAAATAGCGAGAAAAGGACATAAAGGCGCGTCCGCTTCTTTCAAGAAAGTTATAGAAACTCCATTGAAAGATAAGTTCAAGTCCGTTAAATTGTATGACGGAAATTCCGATAACGGAGTGATTTATGATAATAAAGTGTTAAATCAAAAAGAACTTGATAGGTTTCTTAAAAAAATAGACTTATAAATTTGTTCAATTCTGAACAGTTTTGTATATTTGCATAGAAACTTAAAGAAAGGAGTAAAATTATGGCAAAGAAAAAGTACGGAATTGATATGACAGCCGACGAATGGTTCGAGATTGAAGAACGTGGAATGGGTGAACCTCTAACTATGGAGGAAATAGCCGCAATGGGTCCAGAAGGAAGGGAATTAAGTAGAAATTGCCCTTCCAATCCTTATTTCCCCAAGCCGGATATGTCAATGTGGGATGAATCGTTATATGATGGTTACAAGATAAAAGAAAAGAAGAATGCCGGAAAAGAAAATTGATGGTATAAGAACACCTTTGGTATCGCGTCTTATTGGAGTGAAAAGGCACGTGAAAGACCCTATCAGATACCCGAAAATACAATGCGGATATGAAGGGCTTGCACAGACCATATTCGCCACACAGTCTGACGCGATGATAAAGGAGCTTGTAAAGGAAATGATAAAAACGGTTGGAAAATGATATTCACGCCGGAAGAGATACAAAAACTGTATGATATAATAGACTACCGTCTTGCAAGGATTGTAGCCGATGTAATGGGGGATGAACTGTTGACACCGGAAGACAAGTCTTTGTTAAGACGGTATGGCTATAAATGGAGAAGGGAGATAGAAAAGTTACCACCCTATTTTCAATCCTATCTGTTTGGGAGATTGAGTGCGCAACTCACGCCAGCACAATTATCAACACTCAATTTTGACGATTTTACCAAGTATATAGACCGTCATCAATGGGCGGCACTTACACCTTTGGAACAGGAAGTGTATTATGCGGCAGCAACACGCACATACTCCTATATAAAGACGATGGGGGAACGGGCAAAAACGATAATGTCTAATGCCGTATCGGAAGAAGAGGTAAAAGTTCTTGTGGAACAGCAAAGACAATTGGAGCTTGGAACGATAAAGAAGGAGATGATAGAAGGCGCTCTGAAAAAGAAGTCCGTGCAGAACATTGTCAGCAATATAGGGCATTTCCTGGAAGACTGGAACCGTGATTGGGGGCGTATAGTGGAAACCGAAATGCAGAACATCTATCAAACTGGGGTAGCCCAGCAGATAATGAAGGAACAGGGAGCGGACGCGCTTGTATATAAGACAGTATATCCCCAAGCTTGCGCCCATTGCATAAGGTTGTACACTACGGCAGGAATAGGAAGCAAACCGAGGATATTCAAGCTTATAGACTTGATAAACAACGGGGATAATATAGGAGTGAAAGCCAAAGATTGGAAACCAGTTATTTACGCGACGCATCCTTATTGCAGGTGCGACCTTAAGGAGGTGCCTAAAGGTATGGTTTGGAATGACGAGACGCATTCGTTTGAGCCGCCTAAAGAACCATATAAGAGGCAGGTAGAGAGAAAGAGTAAAGTAAAGATATATGTCGGAGATAAATTGTTTGAGGTATGATGTTCGGATATAAAGGAGATGTGGAAGTGTTAACCCTACGAAAGACAAGGGTAACAAAGGAACGTGTCAAGGAAAGCACGGAAGAGGTGGATGTGTACAACTGGGAGGTTATCCCGGTACGTCTGGACCAGATAAAGGAAGACGAGTATGTATTACTCTATTGTATGATGAATGATACGAACCTATTCAAGAAGGGAGTGGAGTGCACCAATTTCAAAGGGGAGATGGAAAACGTTGTATTGGAAAAGGGGATAGTAATCTCCGTATGTGAAGACGCAAAACATCTCTCGTTCACTATGCCGCATCAAGTGACGATACCGCTTGTTGATGAAAAGACGTTTGATGAATGGACCGATGAAGACTGTTTCGGAGTAAACAGAGGAAGCAGTCGAAGAAGTCCCGATAAAGAGATAGAACAGGGGGATGTGGAGGAATACGTAAAGTTCTATAATGACAATCCAGAATACATGCACATGGGTGCAGGAGCGATAAAGATAATGGAAAGAGGCTTGTCCTTGTATGAAGGAAAACTGTACAACATACAGGCTGGGCCGGAATATGCGCTTATAACAAAAGAAGGCTTGTTTCTGAAAACTGAACATTGATTATGGGAGAAGGAGGATTCAACACCGGGTTTGTGGAAATAAGGACGCTTGAAGGCGAAAAGTTCCTAAAGGATATAAGGATTAATGAAGCCGTAAAGACAAGACATTCCTATACGCTTGTGGAAGGTTTACATGTACGCGAAATGAAGCCGCGAGAATCAGTATATAACATCTATTTTAGTGCAGGCAAGGAAGGTGTTCTTAATAGAGTGTCCGGTGAACAGATGGTATGGACGTATGAGAAGAACTACCTTGTTCCGGTAAAAGTAAAGGAATTGAACATTTCCGACAGAATTGTTCTGTATGGGAACAAGAGGGGTAGGATTGACCGGATAGAAAAGGTGGAGACACTTAACAGGTATTTTTATAAGCCCGAATTGAAGAAAAACACTTCCTATTATATTGACAATGTCTGTATTTTTGGATAGATTGTGTAAAATTCGTATATTAGCAGAAAAATTTGCAGATAAATAATTTGGTTTATTTTTAATATTTATATTTAAAAAGAATAATATTTTGAATTTTTGATAAAAATTGATTGGGTAATGAGGTTGGTAGAAAGACATATTATCAAGGACAATCGGTTTGAGGAAGTTTGCCACAAGTCCGGATTATTGTACAATTATGTTTTGTATAATGTCCGGCAGGGCATCTTCTCAAAGAATTATTTGAAAGAATATGAATTTTCAACAAAGATAAATAGAGAAAACCAATTTGATTTTAGGAATTTACCTTCTTCTGTTTCTCAACAAGTGATATCACAAGTATTTTCAACTATAAAAGGGTGGATGAGAGGTGTTAAGGAATTTGAGAAAAATCCTTCAAAATTTCATTCAAAGCCAAAGTTACCGAAATACAAAAGCGGTAAAAAGCAAAATATGATTGTTTTTACAACAAAGGTTTGTAGAATAAAGAATAATTATATTCATTTTGCAAAAATATTAAATATTAATCCAATAAAAACAAATGTAAAGAAAGAAGAACTTAAACAAGCAAGGATAGTGCCACAAGCAACATGTTATGTTGTGGAAGTGATTTATGAAAGAAAGGAAGATAATTTGAATTTAAATAAAAATAATTTCCTTTCGATTGATTTAGGGTTGAACAATTTATGTACATGCACCAACAATGTAAACCAAAAGTTTTTCATTGTAAACGGAAAAGTTGTAAAATCTTTTAATCAATGGTTCAATAAAACAAAAGCAAAACAAATGTCTTTTGTTGGAGATAGAGTAACATCAAAAAGATTGAAAAGACTGATTTGTTATCGCAATCTATGGATTAATGATAAACTACACAAAATCAGTAGGTTTATTATTGATTTTTGCAAGAAAAACAATATAGGTACGATAGTAATAGGTCTTAACAAGAACTGGAAACAGAATATAAATCTTGGAAAGAAAAACAATCAGAAATTTGTAGATATTCCTTTTTCAAATCTTGTTGATAAAATTTCTTACAAGGCAAAGTTAGTCGGCATTGATGTAAAGATAACAGAAGAAAGTTATACATCCAAAGTAGACCATTTGGCTTTTGAAGCTCTCGGAAAACATGATATTTATCTTGGGAAAAGAAAGAAACGCGGATTATTCCAATCGTCTGTAAATCAGTTGATTAACGCAGATATAAACGGTTCAATAGGAATAACAAGAAAAGTATTCGGTGATTCTGCTGTACGGCAGATAATCGGTAGTGGGTTAGCGTTTAACCCTATCAGAGTAAATATTTTGTGATATAAATACGAATTTGATGAATAAACTTAAAAATTTTAATAACGTGAATTTAAAGAAATTATTTCATTTACAGACAGCGGAACAAAAGGTGTCTGAATACAGGGAGTTGCTGAGACGCTCCGAAAAGATAGAAGCAAGAACAGAAGAGCTTGCAAACGAATTTGCCGAAAGAAGCCAGGTATTGAAAAGCTTCTCCCTGCTTGACAAGGACGAAAGAGAGATTTCGGAAGAGAAATACAACGAGTTCTTGAAGGAGCATACTTCACGAGTTGCACAATTACAGAAAGACAGGGACAAGGTTTTCAAGGCTATTGCTGCATTCCAGAAAGACGAAGATATAGCGGAAGCCATTGCGGATGTATATGCAGTTCATGTAGCAAAGAAAGCATGGAAAAGTAAGAAGCTTTCCAAAAGCGCATACGATGATATTATGAAGGCAAAGACCGGGGTAGTCAAGTATGCGGACGTGCTTTTGTTCAGAGGCGGTAAGTTGCTTATCTTACAGAGAGCAGGGGAACACATGAACTATACGCCCGATTGGTGCATACCGGGGGGACATGTGGACGAGGGAGAAGATTTCCGTACAGCCGCACAAAGAGAACTTTTCGAGGAGACCGGAATAGACGTTCCGGAAGACACTCTTATGGAGGTCGGTGTAGCCAAAACGAAGAATGCGGAAATTCATTATTTTATGGGGCACGTTGATGATGAATCCCCGGCTTTTGTGGTGGTTGACGGTGAGGAAGAAATCGGCAGTATGTGGATTGACCCGGATACCGAACTGGAAGATTACGACTTCATCTTTGACATGAAAGACAATATCAAGAAGATTTTGGGACTGGAAGTGCAACCCAGCCCGATAGAAATCGTGATGAAGGCTTTCCAGGAAAAGAAGGTGACGGAAGACGTGGTAAAGTCCGTGTGCGAGAAATACCCTAAGGAGATACGGAAAGCGAACAACAAGACCGATTTTTCACACAGTGAAAGAAAGGACTTGGCAAAGAAAGGAGAGGCAATGCCGAATGGGAAATACCCTATCAGAAATAGCCAGGATTTGAAGGACGCTATTAAGTTGTCCGGTGCTTCTGACATGCCAAAAGAAAAGGTTAAGGCGTGGATTAAGAAACGTGCTAAAGAACTGGGTCTTGAAAGCGAATTGCCGGAAGACTGGAAAAGTAAGGAAGTTGAAAAGACGATGGACTGTAACGATGCGAATGCTATTTGCAAGGAAGATTTGGACGACAAGCCAAAAGTCCCGGAAGGTGACGGAATAGCAAAGAACGAGGAAATAGAGAAGTCGGAAGACGGACTGACGGTTTCCATGAAGTTTTCCACTGTAGAGGATGCAATGATATTCAAGAGCGTTATTTCCGAAATGATTCAAGAGGGGAAGGTGAAAGCTGATGTTTTGGAAAAGGCAAAGAAGGAGGACAGTATGTATATGGTGTTTGCCGATTTCGCTAATTTCTTGGAAGGCGTTAAGACGCGTTCAAAAAATGTGCATTGGAAAGAGGAAGACAATGCCAAGCACAAGTATCTGGATGATTTGTTAGAGGAACTTTCCGATTATGAGGACAAGATAATGGAAGCCGGACAAAGCGGTTTCGGACGTTTCAAGGACGGGGAGATAAATGGTGAGGAGATAGAGGTAAACGACCCTATAGAATTGGTGGACCTCATTATAGACCGTACAAGGGAATTCTATTCCAAGCTTGATAATAACCCTGAATATGCAGGGGAAAAGTCGTGGGTGGAAGATTTTATGGCAACACTCAAGCAAACTAAATATCGTTTACAATTACATTAACTGTTTTGGGAGGGGTGTAAACACCCCTTCTTTTTATTAAAGGAAGCTATGGAAAAGGATATACTGAGTTTGTGGATAATTATCTAAAAGCGAAGGGTGAATAATTTTTGCATAAAACTTTGGCTATTTGCATAAAAATCCATACATTTGAATCGGTAAAGCTGTAAATATATTTTAGTTATTGTAATATATTGATTATTAGATATTTACAGAAACATGTTTATTTCAATTCGTTGGATTACAGATTATTAAAAGATGTTTGAAGTAGATTCAAAATTTAATTTTTTCACAGAAGCGAACTTTGAAAAATCAGATTTCAATCCTATGGATTACCCGGTAGGGGATGATAGAAGATACGAAAAAATGATTTTTGAAGGTTTGGCATCCGATTCTTCCATAGATTCGGAGGATGAATCTATGAACCCTAACGGATTTGTAATAGACAGATTTTTAAAACACGGTCTTATTAATTTGGACCATTTGCCGTCAAGAAGTCCTATCAATAAATCAAGGTTCTGGATAGGGCACCCATTGGACGCATATGTAAAGAATAACAAGTTCTACGTGCGTTGCCAGTTATGGAAGAAATCACCGGAAGCAAGAGCGTTTTATGACAAGGCACTGGAAATGCTTGCAAGCGGCACCGACCGGAAGCCGGGTTTCTCCGTTGAGGGGAGAGCACTTGAAAGAGACAAGAACAATCCTAAAAAGGTGACAAAAGCGCTTATCACAAACGTAGCAATGACAATGACACCCGTAAATGCAAATTCGTTTGCCGATATAGTAAAGGGCGTGCAGACAGTAGATTTCGTGGAGGACAATAAAGAAGAAATTAACAACGGTTCTAATAACGTTCTTGTAGAGCTACAGAAGGACGGATATAATATAAGGATAGACAAGTCTTTCAACGTTACCATTAACCCTATCATAGTGGAAAGAGACGAAAGATTTCAAGAACTTTATAAATATTATCTGAACGGCAATGTAGGATTGAACGTTATAAAGGACTATTTGAGAACCGTTAATAAATAAGTTTGTACACAATTAAAAGTTTAATAAAGATGGACGAAAAATATTTGAACGACCCTATCGTATCTCTGATGAAGTCTATGGGATTTTCTGATGAGTACATTATGGCGAACGTGAAAATCGAAAAGTCTGAAAACGGAGCAGCAGCAGGAGACCATGAATCCGAAACCAAAGAGGAAAAGGATATCAACAAGCTGGAAAAGGAAGCCGTGAAGGACGAAGAAAAGGTGAAGGAAGACGAAAAGAATACCGCCAAGGATAAGGATGCAGAAGGTGAAAAAGTGGAGAAATCCGACAAGGAAGACATCATGAAATCATTGGGTTCTGTATTTGCACCTTTGATGGAGAATTTCCAAAAGTCTATTGACAAGTTCCAGGAAACAGTGGATGGTATTAACGACAAATTGGACAAAATGTCTGGCGTTACTCCTATGTTCCGTTCAGAAGGACTTAACAATATGACAGCTATTCAGAAATCTTTCGAGGAAAGAAAGGACGAAGCAGGTAAATACGAAGTTAATGTAGTGAAAGACAGACCTATGGCCGTAAAGCTTATTGAAAAGTCTTTGGAAGAAGCACCGGAAGATATCGCTAAGTCACTGGAAAGTGATGCACTTGCATACCTTATTAATCCGGACGCTGAAACAGTGGGTGAAAATCTTGCACGTTACATGTACGAAAAGAATGGTGTAAAATTCGTGAAATAAACTCTATTAAATAAAAAGAATATGGATTTGTATAATTATAGCAATCAAAACGGTACTGGCGATGTACTGGGCGGCATGGATTCGGCAGAAATCTTGAAAGCGATGGAAGCAGGTCTTAAGACCGGAATGCAGTATAACAACGAAATCAACAATGGTGGTGGTTTGAAAGTTGAATCCTTGGATTCAGTCTTGAAGATTCTGGGCAACCGTATGAACCAGTTGGTTTATTACATGGAAATGCCTAAACATAAGATTGACAACACTGTACACCAGTACAACCAGTTGTACAAGTATGGTGAGGAAGTTGGTATTTTCAATGCAGAAGGTGAAACTCCGCAGGAAACCGATTCTCAATACAGACGTAAATCAATTGTAACCAAGTTCATGGGTGTTTCCGGACAGGTTACACATCCGGGAATGTTGGTTAAATTGGCTGGCAATATGGACATGTATCAGAAAGAAGTCGAGAATAAGACTATCCTTCTGAGTACCATTATCGACACACGTCTTGTTGACGCTGATTCTTCTTGTGTAGCCGAGCAGTTCGACGGTGTTTTCCGTCAACACATGTTGGGTATCAACGAAATGGACGGTGGCACGGCAGAAGGTAAGACTTCTGAACAACTGTTAGACGGTTATTTCAACAGTCCGGCAGTTATCGACGCACAAGGTTCTGTGTTGAATGACAGTCTGATTCAAGACGCTGCAAACGTTGTAGTGAACGTTTATAACGGTTATATCGACCGCATCATTTCTAACCCGATTGTGTTCAACAACTACGTTAAGATGTTCCATGAAAGCAAGCGAGTTATTGTAGGTCTTGCTGCCTCTGTAACTGGTGCAACAATGGGACAGTCTGTAAACGACGTTACAACTCAGTTCGGTAAGATTAACATCAAGAATGACCGTTTCTTCGACGAACGCAAGCCTATTATGGTAGGCAAGGGTGCCACAAGTGCTAAAGCTCCGGTTACTCCGGTTGTTGGTACTGCCATTAAGGTTAATGCAGTCGATACCAAGACTAATTTCGGCAACCATGCTGGCTCTTATGGCTACTTGGTAACAGCAAAGAATCGTTATGGTGAATCTGCACCTCTGAATATCACATCTGCTGGTGCCCAGGCTGTAGCTGCTTCTGAATCAGTAGAATTTGGCTTTACTGCTGGTGTGGGTGGTGCATATCCGGCTACTTGCTTCGTGGTATACCGTACCAAGAAGAATGCGGTTCTGAATGCAAACACTGAATACTATCCTATCTTTGAGGTTCCGGCTTCACAGATGGCAACAGGTTATGACGGTGCAGCCGCAAATTGTGTACGTGACCGCAACCGTATCATTGCAGGCACCAAGTCAGCTTTGGTATACTACAATGACAGTCAGATTAACGAATACTTGCAGTTTGCTGATACTATGAAGATGGACTTCGCTGTTACATCTCCAAGCAAGCGCTTTGCAATTCTGAACTACGGTACCCCGGTATTGTATCAGCCAGCAAAGATTGTACGTATCGTTAACATTGGTGAGGAAGGCTTGTAATTAGCTTGATATAAATTTATAGGTTTAAGAAGTGAAAAGTGAAAGGGAGGGAGTAATTGAACTCCTTCCCTTTTTGTTTAAAAAGTTCGTATTATGGAAAAAGTGATTTTAAAAAGTCGGGTGTATAACAACCATAGAATTGTACTTAATGGTGGCCCGGTACAGTTTGTTAATGGTAGAGCGGAAGTATCGGAAGAACTCTATCAAGAAATAGTAAGTCGTAAACTTCCCGATATTTACAAGGAAGGTGAGGAACCGGAATTCAAAACACGCCTTGAAGAAAAACTTCGTTCGGAAGTGAAAGAAGGGAACAAGGAATATGAAGAGGAAATAAAACGTCTTAAGAATATCGTCGAGGCGCAGAAGGTTGAAATTTCCAAGAAAGAAAAGGAAATTGAAGTATGGAAGAAATGCGTCGAGGACTTGAAGGCAGGAAACAAGGAAACGCAGGCAGCAGCCCCCGAACCGGAAACAAAGCAGGAAGCCTCTATTAAGGAAGAAGAGGACGACGAGGTGAAGACGGCTCTTAAGAAAATGAAGGTGGACGAACTGAAAGAGCTTGCAATGACAGAAGACGGAGGTTCTTTCAAGGAAGAAGACCTTAAAGGCAAAAAGAAAGAGGAAATTATAGATATGATTTTGTCTAAATAAAAATACTTTACAAGGATGGGTCAATTAACTTTTACGATAAAATACAAGAAAAATTCCGGACTTGTGCTGTCTGTAGCCGAGATATGGCAGACATACCTATATGGGATAACCATTGATGGAGGGCAGGGAGCATCATTTACGGACGAATCCATGCGTTTCTATATAGAATCAGCACAAAGAGAGGTTGAAAACTGGTTCAACTTGAAATTCTGTAAACAGTTAATTGACCAGTCTTTGACTTATTATCAGAAGGACTATTGGCAGCAATTCCCTATATTGTTCCCGTCATATCCGGTAAGGGAGCCGTTAAGCATGATTGGAATGCTCAATAAGATAGAGCAGATTATATACCCCCAAGGATGGCTATCATGTCAATATGATAGCGGTATGGGACAAGGGAAGAGAAGATTGAGTGTTGTTCCTACAGGGTCTTCCACGACACAAGGAAATGCGGAAATAATATTGACAGGCATAACGTCTCAGATTGGTATGCAGCGTTTCCAGTATATACCGGATTATTGGAGGGTACAGTATATAACCGGATGGGACGTGGACCAGATGCCTATGGACTTGATTAATCTGTTAGGAAAACTTGCATCTTTTGCCCCTTTAAATATTGCTGGAGACCTTATTTTAGGGATTGCAGGTGTTTCTGGACAGTCTTTGAGTATAGACGGATTAAGTCAAAGTATAAGCACTACAGCTTCTGCAACATCTGCCGGATATTCCGCACGTTTACTTCAATATCAGAAGGAAATAAAAGAAACTGTAGGAAGATTGAAGTTAGTGTATGACGAGGTTAAATTTGCAGTATTCTAAGGTATGAGCGAGACAAGAAACATATTACAGTCCCCGTCTTCCGGATTGAGTAATTTCCGACCGGAATTTTTCAAATCGGAATTTGACAAGGCGATACAAGCCAAAGGTTACGACGTGGAGATAATGCGTGCTTTGCGTTGTCCGTGTCATGGGAAAGAATCAGCATTACCGGACTGTCAGAACTGTTTTGGTACGGGATATTTCTACGTGAATGCGATACATACGAAAGCACTGATAACAGGGATTAATTTTACCGACAAATACAAATCATGGAGCCAGGAGCTTTTAGGTACAATGGCGGTAACAGTGAGGGATATAGACAAGGCGAATTTATCCTATTATGACAGAATATCTTTCAGAAATGAAATATCGTATTTTTCTGAAAATCTTCCTATAAGATACGATGATATGGGACAGCCGTTTGTGTTCACTACATACAAGCCAGTACAAGTATTGGCTATGTATCTGTTCGAGGCTTCAAACAAGCCTCTCATAAAGACGGACAAGGGACATATAAGCGACGTTAACCCTTATTGTATCATATTGGACATGGAGATAGACGCTTTGCCCGAAAACGGCTTTGTGTCGGTATATTACAAGCATAACCCGGAATATCATGTTATAGACTTGCCACACGAGATACGTGCTTCATGGGCAACCGATAAGAAAAGCGGACAACTCAATAAGATAGAGCTTCCGGTTCAAGCCATTGTAAGAAGAAGCCATCTTATAGCGATGGAGAAACCTAATTTTGATGGTAGCGGTGTGATATATAATGAGGACGTATAAATTTGCATCTTTGAAAGAAAATGTTTAGTTTTGTACACTTTTAAACATTTTGTATATGAGAGCAAAGAAAGTTTTGGAAGTCCTGGGTATAAGCCGGGCAACATTATCCAATTATGTAAAGGAAGGAAGGATAAAGACCCATAATTCCGCTACACAATGGATAGATTACGACGACGAATCCGTATATGCGATTGCATCTAAAGGACAAAGAAAGAATGTAATATATGCAAGGGTTATGAACAAACATAATCTTAACAAGCATATAGAAGCATTGGAAAGGTATTGCAGGGAAAACGGACTGCACGCCAAAGATGTATATAAGGATGTGACATTTAACGTTACATTGGCGCAAAGAAAAGGGTTCAATAAGTTGTTGGACGATGTGATATCCTATAAGATAGGAACGGTAGTAACACTGAGCCGGAAAAGTCTGTCGGGAACGGACAGTGATTTTATAGAGATGTTGTTTGCAAAATTCGGGTGTGATGTAAGGTATATAACGGAAGAGTAGGATGTTACCTCTATATGTTGACATATCGGAAACGGTTGCGGAATTCGCATTGACACCACAAGAAGCGGAATTCCTTGGAACACGTCTTGTTGATGATGTGGTAAAGGAATATATGCGAAGGTGGAATGCACTTGTGGATTCTGAACTGCATCAGACACGGGGTATATATCGGTCTGCAATGCAGGTAGACCGGACTTCCGCCACATCTGTAGAATTTGTATTGTCTGCAAGGGCGGCAGGTCCTCTTCCTATGATGCTGGAAGAGGGTGCGACACCGTTTGACGAGAAGATAGGGTTCCAGCGTTCGGACAAGGCAAAGATAAAGAAGGACGGTTTGGGATGGTATCTTACAATACCGTTCAGACACGCCACACCTGGAGCAATAGCGGAATCTGGAATATTCAATTCTGTTATGCCTAAAGACGTGTACGATATGGCACGTAATGCAGGAGGGCAGCCGTTGAAGCTTGCAGACTTGCCGATAAGCCAACAGGTAAAGGGAAGCCGGAAGGAAATAAACATACCCGGAATGAACGTACCGGAATACATGCACAAGTCGGCAAAATATGAAGGTCTTGTAAGGGTTGAAGCCCGAAGTTCGGACCAGGAAAAGAGAGGTCAATATATGACATTCAGAAGAGTTAGTGATAAGTCAGACCCTACAAGTTGGTTTAATGGTGGTATAACAGCCAAAAAATTAATGGATAGGGCTTTGGAAGAGGCACAAATAGAATATGTTGCCGAAATGGCGATAGACGAGGCATTAAAAAGAATAAAAGGACTATGATAGAAATAGTAAAAGTAAAGCAGTTTATAGTTTCAATACTGAACTATATACCGGAAGATTACAGACTGCACCAGGGAGACGAACAGAATACCTTCCTATACAGACTTCTTAACGGAATGAAGGAAGGGAATTTTGATTTTTACGACCAGGCGAAGAAATTGTTTTTAAGGGGAATGACAAACCCCCGTAATTTAAGGGTGTTGTTTGAGTTTCCGAAAGACAATACGGGATTGCCAGCCTATGTCATAAGGGAGCCGGGAGCGGACCCGGGAGCAGCCAATTCCATAGGGAAAATGAACGGGCAGATATACGACGGTGGCGCATGGCAGATAAGAGACAGCCGCTTCCATAACTTTGAGATAATGTGTCTGTCGGACAATATGCTGGAAAGTATAATTATGTCGGAAGTTTTGTATGCGTTGATAATGGGTTCCTACAACTGGCTTTCTACCCAATATGATTTGGTAGAAGTAAGGATAACGGAATTAATGACAAATCAGAACGTACTGCCTATTCCTATATTCATAAAGTCAGTAAGGCTTGACTTGACTTTAGACCAGATTGTAGGTACATTGGTAAATGAAGAATTGCTAAATAAGATTGCATTTGAGGATGGAGGGATAGCAGCCGACAAATGGGGTGCGAACAATTATAGTAGGGATTATGAATTGCCCGGTGTAGAATCGGACATTGACAAAATTGTTACGAAATAGTTGGTATAAGGAGGGAAATTGTTTACCTTTATACCGAAAAATATGAATGTAAGGATTTGATAGGGAAGTTCTTGCAGAATTTCGTGGACTAATAAAAGAAAAATAATATGGCATCAACGTTTATTTTCAACGGTCGCCAGATTTCCTTACCAGGTGTTTACTCCACTATTGTAAGTGGGGAAATGAACCCGGCACGAAATCTTGACTATGGAAAAGTCCTTATTATTGATACAGGAAAGTATTCAGCCGGATTTGGTGGCGGTGCTGGTATCAATGGCGAGAATGCGCAGGGACAGAACGCTATCTATACTTTCGACAATATCGCGGATTTTCGTGCTTTCATGAAGGGAGGTCTTTGGTGGAGAGTTGCCGAAGCTCTGTTTGCACCGGACCCTTCAAACCCCGATGCAGTAGGAATTTCCGAACTTGAATTTGTTCGTGCAGCAACAACTACAGGTGCAAAAATGACGTTTGCGACGGCAGCAGGAGGCACGTTTGCGGTAAAAACATTGGACGAAGGTTTGGTAGCCAACGGTTCGTTATTGAACGACGAGTTATTAACAAAGGGTTACGGTATGAACTTTATCGCAGGACGCGAAGACGCTACCAAGTGGATTTTGCAGTTCTGGAGAGGTACATATACCGGAACATACAGCGACGGTTTACCCTACGGAGACATCACGCAGGAAAACAGTGACCCCGAACTTGTTCTTGAATCACCGGAATTCAAGAATATGCAAGAACTTGTGGATTGGGCACAGAATGATTCTAATTTTGCTTTGGCGTTCGTACTTGATTCAACTACCAATGTAGAAGGAAATGGTGAGATTACCGAAGGGGACATTACAACGGCACTGAATGGTAAGCCTTATATTTTGGCGGCAGGAGGTACAGAAAGTTTCGACATGGACGACTTTAACGCTGTACTGGACCAGATTGTAGGTTTGGACTACAGTAATATCATTCTGGACCAGGTAGGAGAAAATGCCTATTCAGCTACGACAAAAGCATACATTACACACATGAACGGTGAGGCCAAATTCCAGCATTTCCTCTATGTGGCAGGATATGATAAGGGAGCCGATTTCTCAAAAGAAATCGATTTGGCGAAAAAGTTTGACAGTTCGTTCGTGCAGCTTGTACATGGTGGGGCAGGTGTGGTGTCCGCATTCGATGCACAGAAAATCCGTTGGTGGGGTGTAATGTATAACTTGTGCGCGATTGTGGGACGTATCAGCGGAAAACCGCCTTATGTACCGCCTACATTCAAGACTATCGGAGTTGACAGACTGCAACACTCATTGACTGAATCGGAGAAGAAGAAGGCATTGAAATACGGTATTTTAACAACCGTATTGAACGACTACACCGGAAAGTTCAATATCTTGCAGGGTGTGAATACATTGCAGGACAACGCCAACTTGTTCAACGCAAAAGGACAGTCCTATTCTATCCAGTTTATGCGTATCGTCGCACAAATCAATAAGGAATTGATTGTAAATGCGACATTGGATTTGCTGGGACAGGAAAACGGTGTTAACGCCAATACACTGACAGCAGGAGCGGTTAAAGACTGGACTGTGGCATACTTGCAGTCAAGAACTGCAACGGACGCACAAGACAATCTGATTTTGTCGTTCAAGGACGTAGTGACAACAAGAAAGGAAGACGCTTATTTCACCACCTACAAAATTGTGGTAAATAACGAAATCACTAAGTTGTTCTTTACTGGATATTTAATTCGTGGATAACAAACCCTAAAAGATAAAAGATTATGGCAGTTTTTACAGCGCCTAAAGCGTATATTAAAATAGATAATCAAGTAGCCGGGTTTGTTCGTAATCTGCAATTTGCAGAAAACATCACCCGTGCGAATGTACAAGGGCTTGGCTCACTCCTTAACCAGGAGGTTCCGGCCGTACAGTATCAATGCACATGGACGGTAGACCAATTCTTTATTGACTTCAAGCAGCCAGTAATGGAAGGTATGATGCACCGTCTTGGTTCCGTCAAGTCTATCGTAGACACCTTGATTTTGGGCGAGCTTGGTTTTGCCATTGCTATTTACAGCAAGACAATTCAGAGCCAGGATTCGACTACAAAGATGGTGACAGCAGTAGACCCTACTGGACAGACTATGTGCATGCTGAATCCGTGTTTTGTAAATAATCAAAATTTTTCATTACAGGAATCCGGGGTTGCTGGTTACAATATCAGCGGGATTTATCTTTACCCTATATCAACTTTGGAACTTTAATTTTGATTATAAACAATTGATAATTAGGGAGTTACAATTTAGTAACTCCCTTTTATTTTGGTTATAAATAATTACAAATTACATTAATTATAGAATAATAAAATGTTATGTAATTTGTAAAATATTTTTATTATAGTGAATTATTGGTATTGTGAAATGATGTTAAACAACTCACATTTTACACATAAGCACTTGCGTATGTCATAACAAAATCTTATTTTTGCAATGTGGTTCTGATAAGGGAACCAAGAAAAAGAAGTCAAACAAATAAAAAGATAAAGATATGAAATCAAATGTAGAAAGAATGACGGAAGATTTGAAAAAGGTTTTGTTTTCAAATGTATATAGCTTTGAGATTGAAACGAAAGATATAGTTTTCGGATTTAATAAGGTATTGAAGAAAAGAACTAAATCAATGGCAAAGGCTATAGCTTTGGAACAAAAACTGAGAAAAGATATTGGACGCTATTTGTCCAGTACGGTAGTGATTGCTTCTGTAAGAATGTATAAAAACGGAGAGTTGAAATGCGAATTAAAAGCTAACAATTTTTGATTGTCAAACAAATAAAATTTTGAAGTTATGAACGTTTACAGCAAGTTTTGTCCGAATGTATTTTTAGCAAAATGTGAAGAAAAGTATGAGAAGGGAGAAGTTATCGAAGTAACAACCAAGTACGGAAAGGAAAACGAATGTATTGTTTTCAACTTGATATACGAAAAAGACGGATTTTATTACTATTCGATAGTACGTGCAGACGGTTTCAACGTCCAGGAATGGGCGAAGCAAAGAGCGGAAAGACGCAGAATGTGGGCGGTTTCGGCAGAACAAAAGAGTAACGAGTATTACGAAAAATCGAATAAAGATAGAGGTTTCCTATCATTGGGAGAACCTATCAAGGTCGGACACCACAGCGAAAGAGGACATAGAAAAATGATTGACGAAGCCTGGAACAATATGGGCAAAAGTGTTGAGTTCAGCGATAAGGCTGTCGAACATGAAAGAGTAGCCAGGTATTGGGACAAGAAAGCGGAGGTAATTAATCTATCTATGCCGGAAAGTATAGACTATTACGAGCACAAGTTAGAGAAAGCCAAAGAATATCACGAAGGCTTGAAGTCCGGCAAATATCCACGGGAACACGTCTATTCTTTGACTTATGCGAAGAAGGCGGTTAATGATATGCAAAAGAACTATGATACAGCAAAAAGATTGTGGGGAGAACAAGAGGATTGAAACAGCCATTGAAAGGATAATAGAATATCTTTTCAATTACACTCCCAATTTTAAAAGAACCCGGTCAAAAATAGAACTTATGGAAAAGTTCTGGGAAAAGACCGGGATTTCCTCTAATAGGGCATTATGGGAATATATGGTGTTTCAAGGGTCTATGATAGAGAGCAGCCGATACAAGGAAATAATATTCGACCCCTATAATTTGATAGGACCGAAGGCAATAGAAAAGTGGAACAAGAGAGGAAGATATCAAGTATTCAGAGCTAACAAGTATCAGCGAGAAAGAGGATGGATAAGCCCGTTTAAGGAGAAGGAAGAGGGTTTATCTGAAAGATACAGGGAGATGTTGAGGAAAAAGTATTGGAACAAGGAGAAGGGGTTTATACTTTGCAGCCAGTACGGAGGATGGTTATTCGACAAAAATAGATGTAAGGATTGTATATTTTATAAGATTTGTGAAAAATGACATAATAAAAGTTTATGTTATAAAATAATATTTGTATATTTGTGCCATGAAAAAGACAGTGAAGGAAGAAGTAAGACCGTGTGTTTCTTGTAAGGAGAATCATTTCATATATGACCGCAACAGATGGTTATGTAAGGAATGCTACGACAATAGAAAGAAATTGAAGTTGAACCGCGCTTCATTGAAGGAAGAGGAAAACAGGCTTAACGAAGTGTTTGTTAAGGTATGGGAGGAGAACCCCCACTATTGTTTCCATTGTGGAAAGTGGCTGGGGCTTGAAATGAAACCTATTTTCTTCTCCCATATATTGAGTAGGGGCGCGCATCCCGGTTTACGTTGTGACCCGGAAAACATAGTTTTGGCATGTATGGAATGCCATCAGATATACGATTTCGGAGACAGAAACAGTCTGAAGAACCAGATACCGGAAGAGAGGATAGAAAAACTTTTGGAGAAAGAGCATGGGAAAAGATATTGATTTACTGATAGGATGCGCAGAAGTGTTTACCGCTATAGGACTGAAAAGGATTTCCAGAATGATAGTGGATTACCTGGAGAACCCTAATAGCGAGAAGGCGGAAATATTTCAGAAAGAGGTTGAGGCATGGAAGGAATACGAGGAACGTTCAAAAGGCAGAATGTTTGTGTTCAGTGACGGGGAACACGCCCTTATGAAGTATTTTATTATATCGTATGAAAAAGACTGGTATTCGGATGGAAACCCGGCTATAGTGATAAACAAGCTGGCAGACGAAAGTGCATCATTCAAGGACAACCCTATAAAGAATTTATGGGTGGTGTATAAGAGCGAAGAGGAAAGGGACAAGGATTTTGAAAGGTTGTTAATGATAAAGTAATGAGGTATGAACTATGGATTATCCTATAAAGGGAGTAAATCACGTATTGCAAAATGGGTTGTTGAGGCTCTTCCTTCTGCCGATGTATGGGTAGAACCTTTTGCCGGGGGATGTGCAGTCACTCATGCAGCTATTTTATCGGGGAAATACAAAAGGTTTATCATAAACGATATAACGGACAGCGCAAAGTTTTTCGCTGACGCGGTAAACGGGAAGTTCAAGGATGAAAACCGATGGATAAGCAGGGAGGACTTTTTCAGACTAAAGAAAGACGATACGTATGTAAGACTATGTTTTTCTTTCGGCAACAATCAGAGAACCTATTGCTACAGTGAACAGGTCGAACCATATAAGAAGGCTTTCCACTATGCAATCTGTTTTGGTGATTTTAGTCTGTTTGAAGATATGGGTATCTCTATTCCGGAAGATGTGTTTAAGGGGTGTGATACATTCAAGGACAGAAGGCATGCAATAAAGGATATTCTGGTGAAGCTTAATTATCCGGATAATTTGCAGAGATTGCAAAACATGGAACGGCTGGAAAGACTTTGGGATTTGCAGAGTTTACAGGGAATGGGTAATATCGAAGTTTTCCAGGGTGATTATAGAGAGCTGGGAATACCGGAAGAAGAGAAGTATGTAATATATTGTGACCCGCCCTATATAAATACAGAAGGGTATTCTACTAAATTCAGCCATGAAGAATTTTATGGCTGGGCGAAACGGCAAAAGAATTGCTATATATCGGAATATTGGATGCCCGAAGATTTTGAAAGGGTTGACTATATAGATAAAACGGTATTATTTTGTGGAAATAACAAAGGCTGTAACAAGCAAGAAGGTCTTTGGATTTGTAAAAATAATTTATTTTAGTTGGTATGGGAAAATTTTTGATAGAAGATGTAAACGCGAAAGGATTGCTTATCTGGATGAACGACAATTTCCGGAAGCAGAACGGGAAACGGTTTACCCGTAACGATGTGCAGGCATATATAATGAGGGGACATTTGCCGGAATACCTGGGAGGAAACGAGATTGTGGTAACCCCTAAAAAGCATTGTACAATTAAGATGTATAATGTATTGGAAAACGATAATAACCCGGTAGCGGAAGAGTAAATTTTTAGTAACGTGAAAACAAGTAGTAATTTCGTGATTGTCTATGACTTTGAAACCGGGGGATTGCCAAGCAAGGAGAAGCAAGCTTTTTTGGACGTTCCTTTGGTCGAAATGGCTATGTCGTGTATAGACATGAAAAAGTTGGAAATAATAGACCGTGTGGAAATGATATTCCCGTATAACTACAAGGAAGGACTTGCAGGATATTCGGAAGAAGCAACGGCAGTACATGGCATAACAAGAGAGGTCCAGGAAGAGAATGCGGTACCGTTGAAAGAGATATACAGTACATGCAAGAAATGGTTTGTCAAATACAAGAATCCGCGCCAGATGTGCACCCTTGCAGGACACAATATAGTGGGGTTCGATAACCCGTTTCTTAGAAATTTCTTCTCCTATATGAAGGACGATATAGACAATTACGTAAAATACTACATAGACACGATGCAGTTTGCACACATGGCGGCCTTGGAACAGATGGACTACAAGCTGGGCACGTGTTGCCAGGCTGCCGGGATTGACCTTGTGGAAGCGCACAGGGCGCAGCACGATGTGGATGCGAATGCAATGCTGTTCATCTCCTATGTGAAGAAGTTAAGGGGTGAAGACGTGGAAACGGTGGAGAAGAAAGAGAGGAGATATAGAGAGGACTTCCAGTTATGTTGACAGGTGACGGAAAAGGAATACTTACAAATAACCAGCTTACATATCTGTACAATGCGGTAGACAATATCATAGAGAGACTGCCGGAAAGGGCGCTTAACCAGTTGTTGGAAGGATATGGAAACGACGTTGATACCATGCTTAGGGAAATGGTGCATCAGTCGGAAAAGGCGCTGTATCTGGGACGTACTATGGATTCGGAAAGTTTGTCTTATGTGGATAACGTGAAAGCCTCTATGGACAATACTCTTAAGATATTGTCACTCAATTATTTTATAACAACCATGCTTCCAAAGTTCCGGTTAGGATGGCGTAATATAGAGTGGGGAAATCTCACTCAATTATACCCGTGGAGTTGTTATCTATGCGCACGCGCGAGTGGCAAGTGCATGAGTGCTGATACATTGGTTATAATGTATGATGGGTCTTTGAAGAAGATTCAAGATATAGAAGTTGGTGATAAAGTGATGGGTGTTGATTCAACACCGCGCACAGTGCTGCAATTACATAAAGGTGTTGCACCTATGTATAAAGTGAGACAGTCCAAAGGAATGACTTATGAAGTGAATGAAGGACACTTGCTTTGCTGTTATTATAACGGTTATTTCATTGATGTAGAAGTAGATGCTGTATGTAGACAACAGAAAGATATAAGAAAGTTGTTTCTGGGATATAAAGTCAAGAATATAGGGAAAGGAACACCAGAATTTGATTATTCTTCATTGAAGATTGAACCTATTGGAGAGGGGGAATATTATGGTTTTGCGTGCGATGGAGACCATAAGTTTTTATTGGAGGATGGGACGGTTGTACATAACAGTTATCAATGGTCTTATGCCTTTATTCTGTGGCGTTTATGGTCCTACACAAGACCGACTGCATATAGACAAGACACGGTAGACAATGCCAACCGGAAAGAAACATGCTATATTACCAATACTTTTACACTGGCAAAGGTGCAGATAGCGAAAGTGACGGAAGAGATAGAGGCGAACGACTTAATAAAGGAAAAACTGAACCCCTATAACAAGGCTTCAATCGGAGAAACAGCCATAAAGACGGAAACCGGAAGTACGTTACATGTGCGAGGTAAGGATTCAATGATTCGAGGTCTGCACGTGGGGGCTTGTTTGTGTGACGATATGCCGGACGAAAGCTCTCTATATTCGGACGAACAAAGGGAGAAACTGAAAGAACTTTTGAAAGGTACAATAGAGCCGATTGTAGAACCATACGGTTATTTCCTTGTAACTGGTACACCCTATTCTTCTGCACCGAATGAATTGTACCAGATATTGAAGGCAGACAAGCGTTTCTATTGTTTTGAATATCCGATATTGTTTCCGGACGGTAGACCGTTAGCGCCGGACAGATACACGTTTGAACAGATATTGGCGAAAAAGGAAGAGCTTGGAACGATTGTGTTCAATCGTGAATACCTGGTGGTTCCTATCAGTGACACGTCAACGATATTTCCGTATGAATATCTGATGCGTAGCGTTATAGGAATGGAAACGATACGTTTTGCGTCAAGTATAGACGATTTTCCTTTCAAGCTTACAAGAGTACATATAGGTGTGGACTTTGCGGTTTCCGGTAATATTGGAGCGGACTATACAGTGTATTCGGTATGGGGCAAAGATGCGATGGATAACTACTATTTGTTGTACTATTACCGGAAGCGCGGTATGTCGCACAACGAACAGGTAGATAAGATTGTACAGCTTGACCGACTTTTCCACCCTAATAAGATACGGTGTGAGGCAAACGGTTTCCAGTCCATATTGTCCGGACTGGCAAAGGAAAGAGGGCTTAAGAATATAGAACCGTTCACGACAACGGAAGGAAACAAAAAGGACCTCTATACTGGATTGCCTTCTTTGTCTGCAATGTTTGAGAGAGGGCAGATAAAATGCCCTTATGCGATTGGGGAAACAAGGCAGGCGGTAGACTTGATGTTCGGTGAATTTTCTTCTATTACATTTAGAAGTGATAACGGGAAATTGGAGGCAGCAAGTGGTCACGATGACGTGGTAATGTCGTCGTTCATTTCCTTAAATAGCTTACGCGAAGACGATAAAGAAGTACAATTAAGTGTAGAATTAATATAATGTTAATTATATGTTAAAAGCACATAAGCACTTGCGTATGTCATAACATAATATTATCTTTGCAATGTGAGAAAGAGATAAACGAAGTCAAACAAATAAAAAGATAAGAAAATGGAAAACGATGTTAAGGTTCTCAAAGAGTTATACAAGTTCATTTGTGTTAGTGAAGGTATTAAGGCAATTGCATTGAAGTTCTGTAAAGTTGGAAGGGGTGGTGCTTGTTGTTCTTATGTGGCTAACAAACCGAAATCAATCTCTATTGACTTGAATAGAATCAATGTCGGTTCCGCCTACGCTTTGTGCCACGAAGTAGCGCATCAGATTTGTATTGCAAACGAAGGTAACGCAACGCATAACGCAAAGTTCAAAAAGATGGAAAAGGAATTGGTTAAGAAGTATGCCAATTGTGCTATTGCAAGAAATTTGATTTGGTAATGAAGGGAGGATAAGGTTATGATTACTGATAGAAAGAAAGCCCCGGCATGTTTGAGATATAATGTCAGCAACAATTCCGGTTCAATAAATAAGAATTTCGAGAAAAATCAGCAACAAGAAGCGTATGATTTTGCTTATTCAATGAATGAGACAGCAATAATACGAGGATATATTTTTGTAAAGCAAAAAGGGCAATGGGTGAGAAACACAATTTTTATAGACCATGTTTGGTAACTATATAGCACTTTACACTAAAATTTTTAAACTAAAAAGTTTGCTTTTTACTTTAATATAACTATATTTGCATCATGATAAAAGCCTATAAATATAAACTAAAACCGAACGAAAACCAGAAGATTTTCTTTGAGAAGTCTTTCGGATGTACCCGGTTTGTTTATAATTGGGCTTTATCAAAAAGAATCGAAGCGTATCAGCAGGAAAAGAAACGATTGTCTTATGTAGACTTATGTAAGTTGCTAACCAGTCTTAAAAAGGAAGAAGATAAAATTTGGCTGAACGAGGTTTCAAACGAATGCTTGCAACAATCTATCCGTAATATGGATAGTGCTTTTACAAGGTTCTTTCGTGAAAAGAAAGGTTTTCCGAAATTCAAGTCAAAGAAAGACAACCGAAAAGCCTATAAGGCGATAAATAACGTCAAGATAGATTTTAAATCAAACAGAATTAAACTTCTTAAAGTTGGATGGGTATCATTCTACAAAAACCGGACTTTTGAAGGAAAGATAGGAACCGTAACGGTAACCAAGACAGCAACCGGGAAATATTATGTTTCCGTTCTTGTTGACGATGGTAAAACCCTTCCTAAAAAACCGGATATAAAGTATGATACAACTGTTGGTATTGATGTGGGAATAAAGGATTTTGCCGTTCTTTCAAACGGACAAGTCTACGAGAACCCGAAATATCTTGAAAAAGCCGAACAAAGATTGAAAGTATTGCAAAGAAGGTATTCAAGAAAACAGAAAGGAAGTAACAGAAGGGAAAATGCAAGAATAAGGCTTGCAAGGGCTTATGAGAAAGTAGCCAACTGTCGTAAAAATTTCATACACCAGGTCACGTCAAGGATTGTCCGTGAAAACCAAACGATAATCATTGAGGACTTGAATGTAAGCGGAATGTTGAAAAATCATAATCTTGCAAAACACATATCATCTGCAAGCTGGAACGAATTTTTCAGACAATTGCAGTACAAGTGCGAATGGAACGGAAGAAACCTGCTAAAAATCGGAAGATTCGAACCAAGTTCCAAAATGTGCACTTGTGGATATGTGAACCATGAACTGAAATTGTCGCAGCGAGAATGGACTTGTCCCAATTGTAACCAGTTGAACGACAGGGATTTGTTAGCCGCGATAAACATAAAGAGGTTCGGACTGCAAAGCCAGAACCTTATAGGAGAATCACCCGTGGTAGACGGGATTGTGGACGTGGAGTGGTCGGCAGTAGCCGGGGCGGTGAAGCGTCAATATGTATTGCTGTAAAGTGATATATAATTACCCCATGTTTTTAGATAAAGGAGGATTAAGTTTTGATTTAACCGATTAATGATGTATATTTGTAACGTATATAACATTTTGTGATTATGGAGGATAAGATAATTAAAATTAAGGGACACGAATATAAGATGTCCTTCCCTACAGTAGGACAATATTACGAGATTGAAACTCAGAAGCAGTTTTTAGGTCGTGGATATTACAATACTTTGTTGGGTAACAGAACGCAGGCTGCTGCTGATGCTTTGGATATGATAGATATTGAAGCGACGCTTACAGTGATGTTGCCGGACTTGCTGGCAGATATGAAGGTAACTTCTTTCAAGCAGCTTGGTATCAAGGACTATGTAGAAGTAAGGGACATTTACAACAAGGAGGTTTTGCCCTTTATTAAAGAAGTTGAAAAAATGATGAACCCCAACCGATAAGAGTATTCGAGCGAGAATTACTATAGTTTGAAAGTTTAGTTATTCAAAGAGTGTAGGGGTGTAGTCTGTTACGGGTTATACCCCTATTTTTGATTGATTTTGTATGATGGAGCGAAATAAAAAGGAAGATTTCAGAACGTTTGTAGTCAGATGGAATAATAAATTTCCGCTTGACAGATGGTATAGAAAGAAACATAATATTGCTTTCATGTCCGAGGAACACAAGAAATGTTCTTTTTTTCAACAACTTTTCGAGTTTGAAGAAGACCGGATGTTCAAGCAGGCTTTGGAGGACGAGGAAAAGAAAGTTGAATACGTTCCGAATATCGGTGAATGGCTGAAAGATTCCTATGATGAAATGGTGGACCAGGAAACCGATACCAAGGAGATAACGCAAAGTCAGATTGAAGCCTTCCGCGAAGAAATGGCGCGGATGGCCGAATACGAGGAAAGCCAAAAGGATAAGGAATAATGGCAGAGGATAAGAGGATTAGGATAGCGGCCGATACCACACCGCTAAGACAGTTGAGAGAAGAGGCGGTTTCTTTGTACCGCGAGATAAACCAGACTTCCATGCAGAGCGCACAGGAAGCCGAGAAAAGCATTTCACAGCTACGGGAACAACTTGCATTGATGGAGGACCGTAACGAGCTGGAAAGGCTGTTGCTTGACCTTAAAAGACAGTCTGCCGCCATTGATGCAACCACAATGCAAAAACCGTCTCCTATGCCGGAAAGACCGATAAGGAGACAGCCGCCTACAGAAGAACTTCCAAGACCGGAACAACCTACTATAGACCCCGAAACAGGGTCTATTACATGGGACGTATCGCCAAGAAGAAAAGAGGAAACCGTACAGCCGGAACCAAGACGGAAAGGGCAAAGACCGGAAATGGAAACGGATGTAGAAGAACCTTTGCCTATAGAAGAACCGGAAGAAAGACCAGCGCCCAGAAGAAGGAGAAGAAAAGTCCAGGAACCCATACCGGACGTGGAACCTATCATAGATGAGGAAACTGGTTCTATGACCTGGGATTTGACACGGAAACCGCAAAGGGAAAGAGTTACCCCTATAGAAAGAGGTGTAGAAAGAGAAGAACCGACAACAAAGGAAACGCAGAAGGAAATATTAAGGGAGATAAACAGACACGTCGAGAATATAGACGAATCCGTTACGAACGTTGATAATTCCAAGAACTTCCAGGACAACAGTGAAAACAGAACGGACAACTCACGGCATACGGAGAATATAACCGAGAATGTTGTAAATATTGAAAAGAATACCCAGACAATAACGGAGAATACAACCGCTATAAGGGAAAAGGGGAATTTGGAGGTCGTTTCAGAACAACCGAACAGACCTCTATTAAGGGAAGACGATAGAATACAGAGAAGACCGGAAATAACGGATAACGGACAGACGGAAATCAAGTTTTCGGACGAGGGGATAATACGTGCAATTACAAGACTGGGAGCGGTAACGGATAACATAGGACGTGACGTCATTTCCGCTTTGAGAGGACTTGAAAAAGGGTCGGGTGAGGAAAATCAAAAAACCAGTATTACCCGTTACCTGGAAACTATTGCAAATTCTGTATCTGTTATAGAAGACAGTGCAGAAAACATATTGGAAGAAATGCAGAAAGCCGTTTCCGGTTCGGGTTTCGGAGGTGGAACGGGGACACCTGGCGGTATTGTACCACCTACCGGAAGTACAGGCGGAATAGGAGGAGGACTAAATATATTCGGAGGAGGATTAAAAGGAATATTGGGCGGTTTGGGGGCTTTGACGGCATTCAATACCGCCAAGAACGTATTGTCAGAAAGATATTTCCGGCAGCAGGAATTTGAAGCGCGTTCCCAATACCAAGGAACCGTGGAAACGGCCGCAAATTATACACGGTTACAAGCCGCTAACCAGGCAGACGCTTTTAGGTGGATTCCTCTAATTGGTGACACGATAGCAAAAAGCATAGAGTTGCCAGCACAGCTTGCAGCAGAAAAGATGATGGCAACTTTCGGGAAATACGCGGAAGGCGAAAGACGTGTTATCCCGTATGCACAGGTTATGGGTGTATCAGCCGGGGAAGCGTTCAGACAAGCCGGAAGGGAAGGAAGTTATGCAGCCGAATCACTTGGTATGGATTACGCTTCATACCTTGGAAGACGTGCCGAATTGATACGTGCAGGAGGGGGGCGTTTTGTCGGTGGCAATGAATACGACCCGTATGCAGTAAAAGAAACGCAGTCAGTAATGGCTGCGGAAAGATTGTTCGGATTGTCTCCTAATGCAGTCAACCGCTTGCAGGGTGCAATGAGATTTGGAGACCAGGATTCGGGCACCGGGGCTTCTGCGATTATCAGAGAGTTCGAGCAGGCAATGAAAAATTTAGGCATTCCTTTTGAGGAGATAGCTTCTACAATGGAGGAAAGTTTAGATACTTTCATTACACAGTCGGACCAGATACTTTCCAAGCGTGGTGATTTTGATGCAAGGCAGCTTGCAGCGATGTTTAGCGGAATACGCCAGGCAACCGGATTACAAGGAAGACAGCTTGAAAGGGTGCAGCAAGCATTTACCGGACAGGGGATGTCAAAAGACGAGGTGACAAATGCAATGCTTGTGCGGTCTATCCAGGAAGTAATGCCAGACAAGACTTCCTATTCGGAAATCCAGGAAGAACTGGAAAAGATACGTGCAGGAGCGGCAGACCCCGAAGTTATGGAAAACTTTTTGAATAGGGTTGTAGAACGTACTGGGGGAGGTTCTGAACAGTTACGTTTGGCAATGTCCGAAATATTCCCTAATTTGTCTTGGAATGACATCAATTCCACGATACAAAAGGATAGTGACCCATCCAAGCTTGTAAGTAATCTGTTTGACTTGTATAGACAGTCAAGTCAAAGAATTAGAGAAACCCGTGCAGAGGCTTATGACAAGGATGCCGCAAAAGGGACTGTAGGTGCCGGGGAAACTATTTTGGCAAGAGATACGAACCGCCAGATGTCGGAAGGCGCAAATCAGTTGAAAGAGATAAAAAAAGTTCTGGATAGTATTAAAGAAGATACCGCAATATTGGCAGGTGTGAAAGACAGAATAGATACTTATGCAGGAATGCCGAAACAAATAGTAGAAGATACAAAACTTGTTTCGGGTGCCTATAAAGAAGCAGGTAGTTCTGATTGGGATGCTTTATTGAAAGGTATTCAAATGTCTATATCTAAAGGATTTTTGGATATAATTACAGCAGGGAAAAGTCGTAATATTCCAGCAGAAAGATAAGAACGATGAAAGTAAATATATTTAACATACAGAGTTATAAGTACAACGTAGAACCTCAAACGTTTATAGACGATTGGCAAAAAGGGCTGGGACCGGACACACCGGAAGCGCAGAAACTGACCGTTCCGGAATTTATGGATGTCGTTAATGAGGTTTCCAAAATTTCAAACCTGGATGCTATCTGGGCTACGTATGATGATTGGGAGAAAGAAAAGTACAAGAACGAGTATTCAAGCAAGAATTTGCCGTATATCAAGCCGAATACTCCGCTTTCTTTTCCTATAAAGGATTCCCCTTTGCTCATACAAAAAGCGTCAAAAAGCGACATGTTCATGAAACAGCGTGATTTTTCGGCTTATTGGGCTGAAAATCTGCAAAAACTTCTGAGTGATAAGGAAGGCTATGTAGCTGATAATGTGGTGGCTTTGGACGAGGAAAAGGCGGTAAGGACAAAAGTACAGCCTATTAACATAAAGGTGTGGATATATTGCAAGGCGATAAACAAGGTTGTAGATGTAAGCCAGTTTGTCAATACTTGTTCTACAGATAAGGGATTCAAGAACGGTACGTTTTCAATCAACATAACTCCCTTCAAGGACGCTAATATGTCGAATGTGTATGGTGCAGGATATTATGATATATTCCCGGTTGTAACTCCTAAAGGATATGACTATAAATCCTATCTCGAAAAGGTGGTACAGATAAACGATATAGTGTTTATCCGGTTTGAGCGGTTGAGACTGGAAGGAAGTTCGGACAGTGAAAATGCCAATGATTTGTTTGTACCATTGAACAAGCTTGCCAATAACGGTCCGGACTATAATGTTTGGGATATGATAGGTTTTGTGGACAGTGTAATGGAAACCTATTCTTCGGAAGACAATTCAAAGAGTACCGTCATAAGCGGACGCGATATTGCAAAAATGTTTGTGGAGGACGGAAGTTATTTCATACCTTTGGAAAATGTCAATGATACTGTACAGAACTGGCTGTTAAGGAAAACGGGCGGTATCTGGAACGGACGAAATATATTTGGTGGAGAGTATCAATTTGTATGGAATTTGGGGTACAAAACGATAAATGAATGTATTTGGTTTATTATTAATATAATGTCTTCTATCGGATTGTGTAGTGATGAAGTTTTTTCTTCATGGGGTGACAAGCGGATAACGGCATACAGTATTCCGGGACAGCAGGATTTGAAGGTGAGGGGAATATGGCAGATTGTTAAGCTGCAAGTGTCTGGGGATATAATGGAAAGGATTGTGACAGATACGGGGCTGGGGAACCCGAACGGAACACTGATGCAGTACATGGAACGCATTTGCCAATATCCGTTGACAGAATTTTTCTTTGACACCTATATAAACACGATTGATGTCATTGTAAGACAGCCACCGTTTACGGAGAAGGCGATAAAAGATGCCTTCAAGTCGGAAAACTATATTACGATAACACCGGATAATGTAATATCGTATAATTTGAGCTATGACCCACGTGTTTATACTTGGTTCCAGTTACACGCACAGAATGCACAGGTAGGTGGACGTGATAAGCCGGGATTGGCTTTCGTTCCTATTGTGTACCTGGAAGAATATGTGGAACGATGGGGTAACAGGAAAATGGATTTCGTGGACATGTACTGTATTCGCATGATACAGAACGGAGCGGAAAACCAGAAGATATTTTCTACTTACCAGGCAACAATGCTGAATGATTTGATTTATCTTGTCGAAAGCAACATGTATGTACCTTTTACCCGGTGCGGAACGATAGAGATAAACGGGGACAGACGCATAAAGGTGGGAACTTTCGTGCTGAACCAAAGTACGAACGAGTTTTTCTATGTGACGAATGTAACCAACACCATATCATTTAACCGTGACGGGGTAGATAGGCGTACTGTTTTACAGGTGGAAAGAGGATTTTATGTACCTATACTTAAAGGAAATCTGATGGAAGCGGTAAAAAGAAACGACAATTCGGTTTCTGAAAAATCAGCGTCCGGATTTACACCCGATTACTTTAAGTTGGTGGACTTAAGCGGTTTGAGACAGAAGGCGAAGGAAGCGGAAAGCGGACAGATAACATCCTACGACAACCCGACTGTTGACAAGCAGCAGTTTGACTATTTTTTGAACAGGAAATATTTCGGAGGACTTGAATAATGGCAGGAGGAGAACCAAGAATAAGCAGTAACAATTTGCCGCCTATAATGAAGGGGTATATAATGATACCCACGGATGTAGGCAGGGAAGCGTATATAGATACGGTATTTAGGACGAATATAGTAGCCGTGATGATGGAAGGCGGTATATTCCGCAATGACGCACGCATTACCAACGAGGCTATCAACAATATATGGTTTCCCGAAAAACCGGGTGAGAAGGGATGCCAGGTAATGATAGCGAGCAGCGATTTCCTTAACCAGCCTACAGTCATAGGCACCTTTATAGGCAATGATGAAGTTCCGGCATGGAGCGAGGATGTTATACGGATGAAAAAACAGGTGGAAGGAGTAACTATGTCTATGACGATAGACCCACGCAACCAGGAATGGAACATGAACCTTACTTCTATAGAGAAGCCCGTAAATTTCAACGTTACATTAGGAGGTAACGAAAAACATAAGATAAGATTGCAGAGTTCGGGGGAAGCCGAGATAGTGGCTTCCAAGAAGGCGAAGGTAACCGGATATAACGAAGTTATTGCGGAAGTTGTTAATGTGGTCGAGGACGTGAAAGAAAAGGATAAGGAGATAAGGCGTTTCACTATGAACATGGAAGAGGCTAATTTTACGTGGAAGACCCAGGACAAGACAACCGTAATAAAGGCCGACCCCAACACTGTAGACGTTAATTTCCACGACGGGAAAAGCCATATAACAATGGATGAAAGCGGTGTAGTGCTGGGCTATGACAATGATGCGGAAATGATTCAGTTAACGCAGAACCTAATAAAGCTTATGACCGGACAGAAAGTCAATATAAACAATGCGAAGGAACCTCTAACACTGGCGAACACTTTGATACAGCTATTGAATAATGTGGAGAACCAGATAATGACACTAAAGAACGCATGGCAAACAGCGCTTGCAGGTTCGGGGGCGATGGATGGAGGTAAAGCCGGATTCGGTGCCGGGGTTGGTGCGGTAGCGGCAGTAAACCCGTTACAGTTTGATGGAATAAAAAGCACGGTAACTTTTTCGGATTGATAAGAATTTCGTATTTTTGGAGAAATAATTGATAAAATGGCAAATATCGCGCAATCAGCAATACAGAAAGCAGGGTCTTTGATAGAGACAGCCGGAAGAGCTATACTTGCATCTCAATTTCCCAATGATTTTGAGGTGTATCTTTGTACGCTTGAATTGGCAGATTCAAAGAACAATACGATAGATTTTTTCACATTCCCTATTACCCCGAATGCGATAAGCAAGACGGAAGCGAAGAGGGAAAATATAAGGAACACGGCAGGGGGTGTTACGGTGTTGTCTTCCCCTACTTTTGTACCGCAGGATATAACGATAAGAGGAGATTTCGGACGTACTTTCAAGTTGTTGTTGTCGCTTGGCGGTGGTGCGTCAAGTTTGGCAGGAGCGGCCTATAGTCTGTCAGCCGGAAAATGGAGTTTAAGCGATGTTTCGGGGAAAAGTACGAATTCTTTAAAATCAGCTTCATTTGACCCATCTGTAAAAAATGGATATGGATGCACGAAGATATTGCAAGCTATCATATCAAAAAGTAACGGTGTGGATAAGGACGGCTTGCCATTCCGTCTTTACTTTTATAATATGGCTTTGGGTGAGAGTTATTTGGTAGTTGTGCCTCCTACAGGGTTGGTATTGAATCAGAGTTTGCAGCGCAATATGATTTGGGAATATTCGCTTACAATGACAGCGATAGCGCCTTTGGAAGCTGTAGCAGGAGAACAGAAAGCAAAAACAGCACTCACTAAAATTTGTACGGCCGCAGCAATACAGAAAGGTGTGAACGATTTGGCGGCTTCTTTAGCAACGTTGTTATAAAAGGAGGGTAAACGATGGATGCAGTAATGGAAACGGCATACGCCAAATTCAAGAATATTACAGGGTACGACATAAAGAAGTTCTTCCAGGATTATGTTGATTTTTGTAATAATCATTACCCCTATATAGTGGACTATTACCAGGGAGGCGAGATAAACGCACAGTCATTCTACGAACTTGACAAGATGATTGCACAAATCAATATCGTAGAGCCTATGTTTCAACTCCATGAAAACAAGTTGGACGATATTTCTATGTGGGAAATATTAGACAATTTTTCGGAAGTGGAAACAAAGATATTGACAATAAAAAATTCTGACAGATGGTTAAGAAGTGCAACGCTTGGAAGACAGAACACTCTACAGCTTGACAAGCAGTTAAGGACAGGCGAGACGTTTGAAAATGTAGCGGAAGAAATCGCAATGACGGACCCGGAAGACGACTGGACCTCTATAACCACACCACAATACATTATAGAAGAGGATTATAAGGCAGGTCAAGGAAGTAATACTTTTGCTGTAAATCTTCGCAATATCGGTGTAAACTATGTGGATAATGTGGTAGATACACTGGTAGGCGAGAACGTGTTGGGTAAAGACATAGATACGGAGTTTGAGTTTAAGAATGATGATTTGAAGGTGAAGAAATTCGGTACATCTATGGAGCAGGCATTAAAAATCATATTGGAGGCTTTGAAAGGCTGTATTCCGGAATTCAAGGACTACGGACTTCCATCTGATTTTGTAGGTCAGACAACAAATGCAATACAATACCCGGTAATATTTAAGGACCTTATGAACATGTTCCAAAGAGATAACCGATGGGCGAGTGCAGAGCTTCTTGATTTGGTAAAAAAAGAAGACGCGGTGTTTATGAAGGTGAAGGCTACAACCGTGACGAGAGAAGATTTTGTTATTAATGTTCCTATTTAAATATATTTACAATGATTACTAAAACAGCGAATACGATTGCAAATTTAAAGAATTTGTGGATTGAAATGTTTTTAAACAAGACCGACCGCGTTTCAAACATTGCGGACGGTTCTGTACTTAATGGCGTCGCTTATGGTACTGCAAAGGTGGCGCAAAAAGCGATAAAGGATATTGCCATAGTGGAGGCGCAGATTTTCCCAAAGTCGGCAACAGGCGAATATCTGGACAAATCAGCCGCGTTGTTCGGTGTAAGTCCGAGAAAAGAAGCGCTTGGTTCCTCTACTTATGTACGTGTTTTTGCCGAGCCTGGCACGCATTATGAGGTAGGGACAAAGTTTATTTCAAAGAATGGAGTGCAATTTACTGTAGACCAGCCTTTTACGGTTGATAAGTCGGGATATGGATATATCAGTGTAAGAAGCGTTATCACCGGGTCTGCTACCAATGTGGAGGCGAACAGTATTACCGAAGTATCACCAAGACCGTTGACACATATAGAGTGCACGAATGAATATGCAGCTATTGGTGGACGTGATTATGAGGACGATGAAACATTCAGAAACAGAATAATAAATTACAACAACAAGCTTTCCACCGATACAATGGAAGGCTGGACACAGATATTCCAGGATTTGGATTCACGTATTCTAAAGGTTATGAATGTCGGTTTGGGTGAGGACGGAAAGACGCACATCTACCTTGTAACTCAAAATGGGTCTTTCTTTACGGACGATGAATTGGAAGAATTGCTTACAAAAGCTACACCCTATTTCGGATTGACCGAACTTGATTTGCAGGGGAATACACTTGGAATTGTGATTGAAAACGCAAAATGGATGTATGTAGGTGGTGAAGAGGGAGTAGATTTCCGTGTGGAATTGTCACCTAATGCAGTGATTGCGGATGTAAGAAAAAATATCCAGATTGCAATGACTAAGTATTTGGATTTCCGTTTCTGGGAAGCAGGCAAAAAGGTAGAATGGGATGATTTGCTGGAAGTGGTGAAGACTGCGGAAGGCGTGAAGTACGTACCGGACGAATACTTCTTCCCCTATTTTGACGAAGAAGTGCCTTTGAATATGCTGCCTCGTATCAAGGGATTCAGAATGCGAGACCTGGAAGGAAATATTTTGTATGATTCGGGCAGTAGCTTGTCTAATATTTTCTATCCGGCAGGAGAAAGCGATATATATAAAGGCTCTCAATCGGTTATAGCGTCACAGAAATATCTGTGTTCGTTTACCGTAACCAATACCAAGAATGTAGCCGTACCGGGCGCATATATAACAATAGGAAACAAGGTAATCATTACGGACAGTAACGGTACGGCCAACATTCTTTTGGAAAACGGGGAATACTCGTACATATTATCAAAAACGAACTGGACGCAAAAGACAGGGGAGTTTGTCGTTCTGAACAACCCTATTTATATAAACATAAATGATTTCATTGCAACACCCTATCCGGTTACATTTACTGTATATGAAGGCGAAGCACCCTTGCAGGGGGTAACTGTGACAACAAGCGTGTACACGTCTGAAACGGATAATAAGGGGCAAGCAGTCATTAACCTGGAGCCGGGAACCTATGAATACAAGCTTGAAAAATCGGGTTTTCAGACCATAGAAAGCGTATTTACGGTCGAAAATCAGCCAGTAGATATATTTCAAAGAATGTTCCTTACAAAAATGAATGTAAATTTTGCTGTAATTGACAGAAACAGAAGTATTTATATTCCGGAAGCAAACATCACAATAAATGACATAAAGGAAAAGACGGATAATGAAGGGCAGGCAAGCATGGGGCTGCAAACCGGGAAATATGAAATGAGGGTTGCAAAAGAAGATTATCAAGACCTTGTAAAGGAAATTGAGATTGTCGGAGAAGACCCTAATTGTATTCTCGTCGAAATGACGGCAATTCCTTATGCGATAAAGTTTACAGTACTGGATTCTGCTACCCATATGGTTTTGGAAGGAGCAACGATAAAGATAAATGGTTCTACCTATCTAACAGACAAGGAAGGTATAGCGATTATAAGCTTGCCGAACGGAACCTATGAATATACGGCTTTCAAGTCCGGTTATATGTCCGTTAATGATTTTATAGTGGTGGAAGGTTCGGAAGTATCTAAAATTGTGGAATTGGAACAGGCTTTCTATACATTCCGCTTGACTGTACGGGACATTGAGAACGGTAATTATATCCAGGGTGCGGAATTGCAAATAAACGGAGAGACGCGTGTAACGAACGTTAACGGTGTTGCAAGCGTGACACTTGGAAACGGTGATTATGAATATACGGTAACGCACAGAAACTATAAGAGATATACCGGAACGGTGACTATCAAGGACCAGGATGTACCGGAAACAATTTACCTGGAATTGAGAGACACGGTAATAACATATACCGCAACGGACGCGATAACGAAGGCTCCTATTTCCGGTGTATATATCGAATTGATAAACAAAGGGACCGGAATTAAGGTGGATTCTGGCTACACGAATGACATAGGTGTGTTGCAGCTTGGAGCGGAAGCAGGGAAATATACCTGGAATGCGACACACAGATATTATGACGCAGTAGAAAACCAGGCGATAACACTCGAAAAACTGAAGGATATAGACCTTCCTTTCACTATGACAAGAAGGGAAATCGAACCGGAAGTTGACGTAATAGAGAATATTCCCGGTGTGTCCGGTGATGCTACTACGGTAAGGTTCAGTGGTGAAAATACAGCCGAGACGTTATCCAATGACAGTTATTATTACATAGTTCATACACCGGAAAACTTCGTTGTTCCTAACAAAGGAGTGACGTTTGATTTGATGGAACATGTAAAGACTTTCAGACGTGCAGAAATTGGTGGTGAGGATGAGCCATACGATTTTACAAGTGGAGGTGCTGAATTGAAATTCAATATATCGAATGACGAAATAGCTTCTTTGGAAGGTACGATGTTGACAGTGCAGCCGAATGTGACACGTGATGCAGAGCCAAGGGCTTTCTATGTGGACGTGACGATAACGACCCCGGTAAGCCAGGTGACTGTAAAGATAACTGCTGAACAGAAAGCTGCTCTGAACTTTAATCCGGTTAAGGCCGGAATTGTCGTTTCGGTAAAAAATATGTACAATGATAATGTACGGGAATATACGACGAATGCAGCAGGAAAGATATTTCCAGAAGTGATGCCGGGAATTGACTATCAGTTGACAATAAAGGAGAAAGGTTTCTATGAGAATGAAGGTCTGCTAATCAAGAACTGGGGCTTCGGTGCGAGTGTACCTACACTGATGGAAATTACATGCTCGAAGAAGGCAGAATTACGGGTGAAGCAGCAGAACACGTTAAGACCGCTTGAAAATGCAACTATAACCGTGTCCGGAATGTCGTTACCCCAGACCGTAACATCCGGAAGTGACGGTGCTGCAAGCGTGTATATCTCACCTATTGTAATGAGCTATGAGTGTACAGTAACAGACCATACGAAAAAGACTGGAACATTCACACCCCCGTTGTCGGCTGATTACCTGGATATAATCATGGGTTATGCTGCAATGACATTCAGTCTGACATTGACAGCAAGTAACCCCTATTCCAAGGCGGCAGAAAGTTGTCCAGTAACGGTTACGAGTGCATGGGGTGGAACATCTTCACAATCATATAGTTTTTCTGGAACGACGAATGCAAGCGGACAATTGACATCACAAGGAAATGGAAATTTCAATATACCGCCTGGAAATTATACGATAACCTATGGAGGAGGAAACAGTAATTTCAACAGCAAGACAGAAAATATCTATCTGCCTACGGACAAGACGCATTCAGCAGTATTAACAAGAAGAACGAAATCAGTCACATTCACGGTAAAAGAAATAATACCCTCTATTTCGACTACAGTATCCAATCCGGTAAAAACAGGTCTCGTGCTTGCATGCTATTACAATGACAACGGTACATCTTCGGGTGCGAATGTAACGACGAATGCAAGCGGACAATTTACAAAAACAGTGTATGCAGGAATTGCAGAACGTTTCCAGGTGCAACCAATAGGATTCTATTCCGGAAACGGTGCAATAGCTACAGTCAATTATAAAGATGCAAACACAAAAGACCTTGTATATACATGTTCAAAGAGAATTCCGGTATATATCACATCCAATCTGTATGGTGAGTTAAGTGGCGCATCAGTGACGTTCAACGGAATGTCTGTGAACCAGACAGGAACGACCGATACGGACGGGATAGTGCAAATGTACATATCTCCGGTAAATATGTCTTACAGTGTAAGCAAGCAACATTACAATACCAAGACCGGGAATTTCAAGCCTACCGGAATAGAAACAAGAATGGATATTGAATTGGAGGCGAAGGAGTACCCGGTCACTTTCCATGTATCAACACAGGGAGTTTTACCACCGGATGGAATTTTGGTACGTGTGACAAACAATGTATTGCCGAATATTGTGTTCGAGGGAGAGACGAATACGGAAGGAACGATAGTCATGCAGAATGTTCCGGTAGGAGAATACACCTATGAAGTGCTTGCAGGAGAGGTTTCATCCGATACATTCTTCCATCCTCAAAGTGAAAGCGGTACAGTGTTGGATGTAGAAGTACAATATGAATTGATTAACGCAGGTATTCAAGTTTCGGAGGTGTATGGAACAGCCGGAAGAGCATATTTGTCAAATCAAACCATTACAATGACTTCCAAGGCAGGAACGATAAAGCTTACTTTGGATGAAAATGGTTATACCAATCAGTTATTGATAAAGGGACTGGAATACACGTTTACGACTGATTCATACCCGGCTTTTTATAGCAACCCGACACAATCCTATACATGGACAGAAGACGGTGTGATATGGCCGTTCGACTTGAATGTGACCTCAAAGATAACGGTCAATGTAAAGGATGTATATGTGAAAAACAATATCCAGGGAGTAACGGTAACTTACAATGAACAGGTAGTGACAACTGATGCAAGTGGTAACGCTTCATTGTTCCGGTCAGCACTGACAAAGGACTATTCTTTGGATAAGGATGATTATAGTACAGTAAATGGAACCATTGCACCTACCACGGCTTCACCGCTTAATGTTACGATGTTGAGAAACAAGCATGTGGTGACGATAAATCAGTATGAAGTAATACCAGGTGGAGGAAAACTTGGTATCAATTATACATTGACTTATACTTCGGCAGCAGGAAACGGAACGATACCGAATGATAGTCGAACATTTGAGGCGTATTTAGGTATTCCAATTACATTTATTCTAACGACAGCGGACAGAAGACCGTTTTATACGAATTATCAGCAAACACATACATTTACATCAGCAGGTGAAGCATGGGATTTGAATCTCACTTGTGCAAAACAGATAACGGTCAATGTAAAGGATAATGTGCCTGGAACAAATGTACAAGGAGCTACGATAAACTATTTTGCCCAGACAAAAACAACAGATGCAAGCGGTAATGCAGTTTTCTATTGGAGTGGCGGTGGTAGAAGCATATCGGTAAGTGCTGCAAATCTGGAATCTTATACCGGACAGATAGCTCACAATTCTGCGAATCCGTTCAATATTGTAATGACACGTGCAGCCAATCCAGTTACACTTGTAGTAAGAGAAGTAACGCCAGCACAAACAACTTATTATCAGAACTTACAGATAAAATATACAGCAGGAAGTGCAACCGGAACACTTACAACAGATGCGAACGGTGCAGTGACATTCAATGGATATATAGGTACGGAAATGTCGTTTACGGTAGTGGGACATCCAAACTTCTACAGCAACCCGACACAGAAACACACCTATACAGCCGCCAATCAGTCGTGGACTATGGATTTGACGGTAACGGCAAAGATAACTATAAACGTCAAATCAAATGTGCCGAGCGGAACAAATTTAAGCGGAGCTACGGTATCATATTTCCATCAGACTGGAACGACAGACAGCAGCGGTAATGTGTCGTTGTATAGAAGTTCTGTAACAAGAAATGTAGATGTTACAGCCACTTATCACGGTAATTATAGAGGCAGTATAACGTCAGACACCGCGTCTCCGTTCAATGCGGTAATGACGCGTTCAACCGCGACAGTAAGTCTTACAGTAAAAGAAACGTATAGCGGAGGAGAAACCTTTACTTATCCGTCCATGAAGATGAATTTCAGTCCGGCAGCGTCTACAAGTCCTTTGACACTTGATACGTCCGGCAATGTCTCATTCGTATGTTATTTAGGTACGCCAGTGACATTCACGCCAGCTATAAGGTCTAATTATTATAGTAATCCTAATACACAGTTAACGTATACTGCATCCGGTCAATCGCAGACGATAAACTTGAACTGTAACCAGAAGATAGTTATAAATACGATAGCGAATATTTACAATACAAGCAATGCGCTTGCCGGAACAATAACATATTTCGGACAAACGTTAGCATCCGGAGGAAGTTTCTATAGAAGTGGAATAGACAGGCAGATGACCGCTACGGCACAGTATTTTAACAATTATGTAGGAACAGTTACCGCCACACAGACATCACCCTATACAGTGACGATGAATAGAACGACACGAACAGTGACACTGACGGTTGTTGAGAAATACCCGTCGTCAACATCTACCTATCCGTTGGGCAGTGCAGTGATAGTCAGAAGTGTACCTACAAGTTCAAATGCCCCGGCAGGAGAAATAACGTTGGATGCTAACGGAAGAAAATCAAATACCGTATATGCAGGTATAAATTACACCTACACACCGAAAAACAACGCAAGTTATTACAGCAATGCAAGCCAGACCCATACATGGACGAGTGAAAACGAGCAATGGACTATGACACTGAATATAACTGCACGTCTGACATTTAACATAAAGAGTTCTAATTATGGGACAAATATAAGCGGCGTATCATGTTCCTATTTCGGACAGACAGGGACAACAGACAGCAGCGGTAACTGGACTGTATACAGAAGTGGTATAAACAGAGATTATTCATTCTCCAAAACGAACTACAATGCGTTATCCGGTACATTATCGGCAACGCAGGCAAGTCCTCTTAATCTGAAAATGAGCGAGACAAGTTCTTCTATCACAATAACAATGAAGGACTATTATCAGAGTGCGGTAAAAGGGAATGCGAACGGATGTCCGGTAACGTTGACGAACAAGAGCCTTTCTTCTGTTACATTTTCCGGAACGACGAACAGCAGCGGTCAAGTGTCATTCGGTCCAATGATAGCAGGTTCATATACATTGTCATGGGGTGGTGGTACGAGTTATTGGGTAAATGGAAGCACGACGATAACAATGCCTACAGCAACGACTACACAGAATGCGGTAAGATTGACGAAGGGTGTATATAATGTATTTTATTTCCAGACACCGGCTACAGGAACAGCATTCAGATATTGGGCCGTAAATACTTTATTGAAGCCAGTGTATACTACTGGAGGAGTGGCGACAACAGTAACTTTGACGAAAACGGGAGCGACATATTATGATATAGGAAGCTACACGTACATTGCAGGTATAACAACGACAATAAGTACGGCTGTAGCAACGTATTTCAGAACCGGAAGTTCTACCGACACCGCTTCTGTATATTCTGTCACTCCTACATATAATTTTAACAATATACCGGGGGTCACAAGTTCAGCACCTTTATGTTCATATGCGATAAAGGGTATTGTAGTGACTGTACAGAATAGTTACACGAATGCGGCTGTGAACGGTGCGACAATAAAGATGTATGGTATAAACGGAAGTAATGTTGTTGGAGGTGCAGGAGACGGAGCGACGCAGACTGTAACCACAAACAGCAGTGGACAAGCGACAGTATATATATCCGGACTGACAAACAGATACATAGTAAGTGCATCAAGATATGAAACTCTGAACACGACGAACACGAACACCTCTAACTTTACAATCAAGCTGGTACCAAGTGAGGTGACGATAACGATAACCGTAAATGACGCGAATACAGGAACAAGCGTAGGAAGTGGATGTATTGTAAAACTGTCAAGTAACAACACCAGCACTGCATATAGCGGCACTACAAATTCGAGTGGACAGGTGGTACTCACAATAAAGCCGGGTAACTATTGGTGGGAAGCAGGAGGTACGACAACATGGGGAGCGAGCGGAACAGGAACATGGAACTATCCGAACCGTTCCACCACCTCAATCTCCCTCATCAAAGACCAGTCCATAACGATAGAGGCTCTGAAAGTAGGGGTGTGGGTTGATAGTGGAAGTGTGTATTCTACATTTAAAAATAATGAAAGTTTTTATACTGGTATAAATAGAGAAACCGGAGGGTCTGATTATATAGCTCATATCGGCAGTAGTCAAGCATTCGTGATGGATATACCGTCTGATGTAAATACTTCATATATAGTAAAAAAGTTTTTGTATTCATTTTCAAGACCTGGAATTGCTTCCCCATTTATCAATGCTTCTGTAATAACAAATTCCAGTGGTTCTTTTCAACAAAATATTGGAACTGACTTTAGTTCAAGTGAAGTTTTAGAAGCAGATTTTCTTTATTTATGTCCCTGGGGAGATAGTGCTTATAATTACACTTTTGTAATATATAGTGTAACAAGATATTCATTAACAGCCTATTATTGTCAGATAAGAATTTTAAAACAAACTGGTCAAATACAACAGTCTGTATACTTTTTGGATGAAGTAAGTTATGATGATTTGCCGCCTATAAAAGATATTGTAAATAATTTTTGTTACAAGAATTATTACGTTCCTTTATTGAATTATGGAGAAAATCAAGATGATAATACTGTATATGTAGTGACGGGAATAGATTGTTTTGAATCTACTGATTATGTAATATCATTTACTATTGATTATCAAAATGCTGGAGGTTACTGGAATAGGTCCAGAATTCAAATGAAAGGAAATACAAGAGTAGACGATGGTGCCGTGAAAAGATTTTTATTTACACAAAGTAGCCATGAATTATCTGTATTATTATATGGTAAAAGAAACGATGTAAATAATAAATGCCATGCTGCTGTAATGTCATATAAAAGTTCATTATGGAGTCATATAAATAATATTACAAGTGCTGACGTTGTTTGGTCTGTATATGACAATTTCCCGGCTGCATTTACTGACAAGATGGGTAATAACATGTGGGTTTCAAGTAATTTGAAATGGATGTTCGCTGTCTTGTATGGAACAACAAGCAAACCATATGGGAAAGGTCTTGTCACAGTAAGAAGTACAACACCTATTATTGGGAAAACTGGTTGGTCTTCTACTGCTTATTATATAGATGATGATTCAACATTAGAGATACGAAATGCGGTGGCTAATAAATATGTTCTTGATATTGTTTTTAATAAATCTGATTATAAAATGATTGTATTATGCAATAGCCTTATAGGTTCTGGATTAGACCAAGGTCAAGCCTATAATTTTATTGGTCCCGATTATTTATATTGCTTTGTTTATAATGGAAAGAAATGGGTGGAATTCTCAAAAGAAAGTGTAGGAATGAGTACATTGTGGAATAGATATAATAATTATAAAACTGTAGCTGGCGGTGGAACAACTGTTGATTTTAGACCTTATTTTAATGTTATGGGTGTTACAAGTATACATGATAGCAATAGAAAAATTTCTTTCGTCTATCCAGCCGAATATTCAACTTATAGACCCTCTGCTTATGAATATTATCTGACATTTGGTGATTGATTTAATAAAGAGTAACTATATACCTAAACATTCTTGATGTAAATGGTATATAGTTACTCTTTAATTAATATGAACACTTATTTATTAGTCTCCGAAAGTCAGTTTAGCGTAATAAGCTGTCGTATTTTCGTTATATGAAGGGAAGGAATAACTCATATCCCAAGAACCAAGATAATTAGGATTGACATTAAAGAATGGTTTGTATTTTGCACCAGAACTTCCAGAGGATATATATTTATTCCAGAAATTAGTAAATCCTACTGTACTATAAGGTATATTTACCCATTTTTTACCATTATACATAAATGTAAATAAATGAGTTGGATGAATACCTTCTATATATTGGTCTAATGTCTTTCCTCCTTGTGCTCCTACTGTATCGTTACAGAGAACAATCATTTTATTTTCATTCTTATTAAATTGAATTTCAAGTACATAATAATTTGCAAGTGTATTTCTTAAATCTGCTGTAGAGCTATCGTTAATGGAATAAGTAGCTATCTCATTCCAACCAATATTTACGCTAAAAAGTGAATTTGAACTTGTAACTGTATTAATACCTTTCCCTATTCCGTAATTCCCCCTTTTGCAATACATCAGTGTCTTCATATCTGTTGTTACCCAAGCATTCAAACCAAAATCATCTGTAATTGCAGAAGGAATATTATTGTAAAAAAACCAAAAATTATTTCCTTGACTATCATCTATATAATTCCATGTAGGAGCACCTCTAAATATAAGTATCCCAACCATATTAATTCCTCCAGGGTTTGATGTAGCAGATGAATCTGGGCCGAAACCTAATATTATTAATATTCTATTTTTATAATCAATATGTAGTTTTTTATAAAAAAGGATTTTGAATACTTTTGAAACTGTCACCGAAGAATATATGTCGAATTGATAACCTGCTGTACCGCTACCTATGCTCCATGAGTTAATTTTAAATCTTACCAGATTGATTGCTGAATTATATATCGGTGTAATATAACAGTTATCATATGAATATTCATTATGTATAATATCTGATTCGTCTCTTGTAAAAAGTTGTGTGATAGAATTACGTATAGAATAATTATTGCTAAAATTAAATATCCAATTATCTGCTTGGCCAAAAACATCAATTTTGAGATAATTTAGACTTCTACGTCTTACATTAAATTCCATCCATGTTATTCTATATGCAGAAGAATAACTGAGAAAGGTTCCTACAATATTTTGAAAATCACCGTCAGAACTTTTACTGAGATACAAGCTTCCTTGCATATAATAATATCCCGACAATCTGTTATCACTAAAGACATTAGGAAGTCCTGGAGTCAAAACACTCGTACGTATATATAAAAAATTATCTGGGTCTATTCCCAAAGAAATAATTGTTTTACCTTGCGGAACATCTTGGTTTACAGAGCTGTCATTTGTATTGTAAGTTAAGACCATAGAACAAGAAGAACTTGGATATCCTTTATTTTCTGTTACTTCTGAACTTGTTATATTATTGTAATACACTAACCCGGTATATGAATTTTTTCTTGTAACGGCGACAGCATCTCCACCACTCCATTCATCCTTCACCCACACCCCTACTTTCAGAGCCTCTATCGTTATGGACTGGTCTTTGATGAGGGAGATTGAGGTGGTGGAACGGTTCTACAGTATTTTTCGTCGTGTTTGTTTTCGTAATATCCAAAATTAATCGTATTTTTACCGTGCAATTAATTGTAGTTCAACATGGAAGTAAAACAGAAGAAAGAAAACCCGTGTGGGGGATTATTTTTACCCCAGTCCACACCTATATATGATAATTTGCCTTTCAGTCGTTTTTTTGAAGAAAACGATAAGGAAGTGATACGGTGGGCAGAAAACGTGCTTGAAAAACTGGAAGGAAGGGGAATTTTGCCCACATTCCTAAAAAAGAAAGAGAACGAGGATTTCCGTGCCTTTTGGGGAACTATAACCCATATATTCGCCTTGATAGTATTGTATGCAAGACAATACAAGAAGATAGATACAAATCAGATTCTTTTTGAAATGTTCATTCAGAACAGGGGTCTTGTTACTAACATGGTGGACAGCCAGGAACAGATGAAATATCTATTCTACAATTACCTGGAAGAATACTCAAAACGTGGAAGGCTTGACATCATAAGCAAGGAAGGTGAGATATTGGGAGAACTGTTGAGACTGATAAGATACAATTCGCTGGACGAGTTTATATTTGCCTTGTTGAGACCGGAAGCTACGGGGTGGGCGATGGGACATAGTTCGCCTACATGTGACCGGACGAATACGGTAATGAATGTATCAAAAGCGTATGAATATACAAAAGGAGTAGAGGATTTGAATAATTATCCTCTATTGATACCGGAAAGTATAAGTATAACGCAGGACGAAAACGGGAATGATGGAGAGATATTCAACGCTATGACATTTTTTGGCAATCAAGCCGTGGGTATAGACGGAAGGGTGGATTTGGACAAACTTATAATCATAGACCCGAACCTATCCTATGAAATATCATTGCAAGTAAAGGTGTCGGCTACAGACAATGAAAATCTAAAGTTTGGAGTAGCAGGCTATGAAACGGTAGATGGCGAGCCATTGCCTATGGGGATATTGGAAAACGGACAGATAACCGGAAGCTCTCTATGGTTTCACGAAAACGAATATTTAGACATAAAGAACGACGGCATATATTACTATATAAAAGGAATATTGTTGTCAACGAACGAGAAGTTTTTGAACGCGCCTACGCTTAATTTCCCGTCTGGACGTGCTTTGTCTATAATGCCGGGAATGAAGTATATCGCACCTATATTTATCCAAGAAAGAACGGTCGGAAATCACCCGTATGTATATATATACGATTTTCATGTGAAACCCTTATATTTGCCGTTTTCACAAGGATATTTGGGTGAACGTGACATTATAGCTGCTTACTATAAAAACAACGCATATCAGAGACAATTTACTGTAGAGACTTTCTTAAAAAATTACCTTGTTGGATATAAGAACATATTCGGCAGTGAACTGATACGTCCTTATGTAGGAGAGGAAGAATATCAGATATTGTTCAAGGTGTTTTCAAACCGGAATAAGTACATACCCAATGCGAAGATAACAGTAAACGGTGAAGAACTGATAACGGACGTTAACGGTGAGGCAAAGATAACACTGCCGCGCGGACAATGGTATTACGAGGTGGAAGCCGAAAACTTTGAAAACGTGGAAAACTCCTTATTAGTGGATAAGGATGCTGTAGAATATGTACAGTTAATGGGAGCCGCCTATGAACGGGTGGTTACGTTCTTTGTGCGCGACAAGGAGACAAAAGACTGGATGCAGAACGTGAAAGTGTCCTTTGCAGGAAAGGTGCAATATACCGGAAGCAACGGTATAGCGACATTCGAGGTATTTCCTGGTATATATGAATATGTGGCAGAATACGAGGACTATTATACAGTAAGAAGAAATGCTGAAATAGTGGATTCTACCAATATCGAAATCGAGATGGAAAAGATACCTTACTATAATGTAACTTTCCGTATAAGGGACGGTGTGGAGCCAGTATCGGGTGCATCTGTATTGGTGACGGGTGAGGGAATTCCTAACCAGACCGGAAGCTCTAATGCGCAGGGACTTGCAACCGGGTTTATATATCCGGCAGGAACGTATCATTACAAGGTCGTGAAAGAAGGATATATAACCGTGGAAAAGGATTTTACCATATACGGAAATGCGGTTATAGACATACAGTTCAATCCCATACCGAAATACAACATAAACTTTGTCGTGAGAAGCAACGGGTTGCCCGTAGCGAAAGCGGATGTTACTTTCAACGGCACAACCCTACAGACGGAAAGAAACGGGGTTGTGACATTTGTAGAGGTGGCAGGTTCCTATGCCTGGAAGGTGTCAAAGACGGAATTTAACGGGCAGGAAGGAACGGTGGAAGTCGTGGATAAGGACGTGACGGTAGAAGTTGACTTGGTGCAGATAGGCTATCTGATTGATTTTTATGTTACGGACGATAACAATACACCGCTTGACGATGCTTTGGTTACTGTAGGTACGGAATCAATAAGTACGAGTGGAGGGCAGGCGCAATTTGTCCGTATATCGGGCGGTTATAACTGGACCGTACAGAAGGAAGGATATTATACGAAACAAGGTGTTGTGACGGTGAACGGAGAGAACAAGAGAGTGGATGTACAATTAAAGCTTGTTACCTACGACATCATATTTACCGTGAGAATGAGCGGACAGCCCGTTAAGAACCAGCCCGTAGTGCTTGGTGTAGGGGAGGATGAACAAACGGTCAATACGGACGCGAGCGGAAACGCAGTCTTTAACCGTGTGCCGGGCAGTTATCCGTGGAATGTGACAAAAACGGGGTATGAGCCGAGAACAGGAACGGCAGTATTGATAAACCAGCCTTTAGCCATAACGGTAGACCTTGTTAAGCAGACCGGAAAACTGACGGTAACGGTATTGGATGTGGAAACGAACAATCCTATTAGTAATGCGGTAGTGACGATAAACGGGGAAACGAGATATTCCAACAACAACGGTATCGCGGCAAGCTGGACGCTTGAACTTGGTGTGTGGGAGTGGAGCGCGTCTCACCAGGACTATAACCCGGCAAAGGGGAATGTGAACATAACGGCAGGAGACAATGCCTATACTATAAAGATGGCAGAAAAGGCGTCCGTGCCGTTCAACGTGACGTTCCAGGCGACTATAGGAAGTGCGCAGGCTTCTGGGGCGACAATCGAGATTGTAGGACAAAGTGAAAAGTTGACAACGAACGAATTAGGGTTGGTATCTACGCAATTGTTTTCGGGTACATACGATTATGTGGCAAAATATCCTTATTGTTATGACGTGGTGAATTCGTTTACCGTGTACAATTCGGACACCCGTGTTCCTATCAACTTTACCGTAAAGAGGGTGAATGTGAGAATACAGGTTGTCGATGGGGGTAATAGAGGTATAAGTGGGGCACAGGTGACGTTTAACGGAATGACGCAATATTCCGATGGACAAGGATATACGACCTTCAATGTGGAGGCAGGAAGTTCCGGTACGGCCACGGCAAGCAAGCTTCCCCAATATAACGAGAACAGTACGTTTGTATCGGTAGGGGAATATGATACAAACGCAACGATAGTTCTTGGCGTAAATACCTATAAAGTTATTTTCGATGTGGTGGACGAGAAAGGGATATCCATAAGAGGAGTGCGTATTGTATGCGGAGGTACGGCAAAGAACACGGATGGAGCCGGGCGTGCGGTATTCGGAACATACGTGCCGCCTCAGACATTAAGCTGGCAGGCGTCAAAGGCTGGGTATCAGAGCCAGAACGGTTCTGTAAGCATAAACAATAGCGACGAATATGTTAACGTCGTAATGACGCGCAACAAATGCCAGGTTACATATAACGTACGTACAAAGAGCGGTTCTCCTATTTCGGGTGTGACAGTGGAAGACAATATAAGTTCGGGCGTGACAAGTTCGAGCGGTACCGTATCATGGATGGTTCCGTGTAACGATACCTATGCGTGGGTGGCGACGAGCCAGAATTACTTTACGGAGAGCGGAAGTTACACAGTAGGACCGGAAGAGTTCAGCAAGACGATTGACATAATAATGGAAGACGGTGCGGTACTGGAAGTAAGGGTGTCAAACGGTACGAACATAGTGCTGCCCGTACTTAACACTTCCTCTACTGGACTTAACAATTTGCGTGTGAAATGGGGAGATGGAGACCAGACATTAGGAACAAGTTCGCATACCTATAGTTCGGGAGGAACAAAGATAATATTATTCGATTTTAATGGAATGTCGGCTAATTTATCATGGAGTGCAGATGGGTTTTCAAGTTTTCAGAACTGTTTGACAAGAGTAATTAAGTGGTTTACTGAAGATGTAAGAACATCATGGAACAAGAGAGCGTTTAAAAATTGCAGCAGTCTCCAATCTGTTGTAAGTTGGACTACAAGTCTTATGAGTGGTTCGGCAGATTCATTTTTTGAAGGATGCAGCAGTCTGAGAAGTGTCCCGGCAGGATTGTTTGAGTTTATAACAAGCGGCACATTTGTTAGCACATATAGAGATAGTGGGCTGAGTGGTTCAGTGAACTTGTCGAGTGTGCTTGCAGGGAACTTGATAAATGATTACTCCAGTTGTTTTTATGGATGTAAAAATATTTCTTCCGTAAGCGGACAGTTAAGGACGTCAAGTAATGGAACGTCTTTGAATTATATGTTTGCCGGATGTAGCAGTATGTCAAGTATAAGTAATGATATTGGAGCGACGAATATAAAAACATGTATATATATGTTTTCCGATTGTTCTAATTTGCAATCACCATGCAGAATAACGTTCAGATATGTTTCGGGAGAGACAATAAACGCATACGGTTTTTGTAATGCTTCGGGCGTATCGTCATTACCGAGCAACATGTTTTCCGGGACCGTGGGTGAATTGTTTTTGGGACAGGCGTTTTATAAATGTACCAATCTGTCAAGCATAAGCTCTGGTGCATTCAATTACACGACGAATGGAGGTACACAATGTAACGAAATGTTTTACGGCTGTACAAGCTTGCTGAATGTAAGTGGTGTGACAATCCCCGATATTAGAAATGCGTCCGGTATGTTTCGGAATAGTGGTTTGACTACTATAACATCATCCTTGTTTTCTGATTCTTCGCAATGTAGTTCTTACACATATTGCTTCAGTGGTTGCAGGAATCTGAGGACGGCAGGTTCGCAGGGCAATCCTATCACACCGCCCGAACATTCGGTGACGGTAAATATTAATAGTATGTTTGAGAATTGTTCTAATTTGTCGACAACCGAATATGCTTTCGGTGATGTGACTGTAAATAAACCTGGACCTACCGGAACAGATAATAGTTATATAGAATCGGGGGTACTAAAACATATGAATAGTTGCACAGACGCATTCAGCGGTTGCTCAAATATGACGTCTCAACCGAGATGGGAATGTATAGTGGCCGGAGTAAAATTACCAGCAGCTTATATGCCTTTGTTCTTCTATTTTGAAAAACTATTCCAACCGTATCAATTCGGTTTTCCGGATGTTGACAGTCTCCCTAAAAGCGGATGTTTCAGAGGATGTACAAGGATGTATAATTACGCAGATTTCAACAGAAATTATCCAGAATGGTTCTAATTTTGTAAATAAAAATTTATAAATATATGGCGCAGATAAATGTTAACAGAAACACTTTTTTAGAAAAAGAAGAAGTGATGAATATGCAGTCTTTCCTACAGAACTCTTTGCTTGGAAAGATTCTTATTGCCGGAAGTTATACATTCGGCATAGTGACAAACAACCCTACAAAATTCAAGTCCGACTTTGAGACTGTGGACACCTTTATAGACAACAAGGCGTTCGAGGTGCAGCAGGGAACACAGGGAGGAACGGTAAGGATATTGCCGGGTATGGCGGTAAACTCATTGGGGCAAGTAATAAACATTGTCAACATATACGATAACTTTGCCATCCCGGCAGACAGCGTGTATTACTGGCTAAAAATCGGGTATTCGACAAAGAATTACGAAAACGGATATGTGAGTATCAACCAGAAGGGTGTAGTGACCGGAACCGTGGATTTTTCCGGTAAGGTGAGAGGACAGGCAGGGAAAACCCCGGTAGCGATAAAGTTTTTGAAGGACGACGGTTCACAGCCCCTAAATAATGGTGTATATGAGATAGTCAATATAATAGATAACAAGAATATTGTATTAACGTCCGAATCCGATTTTGTTGCGGAAACAAATTTGCAAGTCGTGATACTGGGAACGGTACCTCTTGGAAAGGTATTCACGGACGCACAAATGGAAGGGCTTTACACCTATGATTGGTTTACGTTGGGGCTGACACAGGAAGTGACCTTGGAACAGCCGCCTACCAAGTCGGTAAACGAGTTTTACATAGCAAGAGTGAGAAACAACGGTGGTACGGTCACGATTGACAATACGGCAAAAACGGAATATTGGTCTTTGGCAGGCATGCCGAAACCGAAAGAATAAGAAAGGAGGAGAAAATGAAATTATTATATACAGTAAGTTCCGGATATATGGCAGAACAGCAGAATGTTTCCTACTCGATAGGGGGATTTGCGTCTTCCACGACAATACCTAATGACATGTTCGGTAATTTGTTTGACGAATTGAGCGTCAACACTATAAGAAATGCAAGAAACGAATACAGGGCTATAGTGCTGCACAATGACAGCCAGGAGGTGGCAAAGGGTGTAAAGATATGGTTCGAGAACCCGGAAACAAATGTGTGTTCGTTCAAGGTGGGTGCCGTGGGAATGATGGAAAGTGAAGACGGAAGCCGATATATGGGGAGTACACCTAATATATACAGTAGACCCTATACAGTCCAGTTTTACGAGGCTACAGAAGAAAACCCGGTGTCTATCGGGGATATGCAGCCGGACCAGATGATAGGTATTTGGGTGGAAAGGAGTATAGACAAGGAAAAGGCTTTGGAAGAGTATAACAAAGTGGCAGAGAGGGATTTAGCTACGGAAACGAGATATAAGCCTATTCAGAAGGAAACACAAGAAATGTTAAATATGCAATTTTATTGGGAATAAGCTATTGCGTATGTCATAAACAAATATTATCTTTGTGGTGTGATTGATAAGGGAGTGTTAAGCCTCCCTTTCTTAATCGGGTTAGACATAAACAAATATTATCTCGAATATGAACAATATTGTAGAACTTAACGGATTGCAGGGTGTAAAGAGTGAAAAGGTTTACGCCTATTTTTCAACCGAACCGAAAGAGGTGCAGAATGCCCTGGAGCTTGGAATAGCATGTACCGGGGCTGATGATAACGGAGCGTATAACATCTATTTTGATGATGAGGAAAATATTTGCTGTGAATATATGCAGCGTTGTGTTACAAAGGAGTTTAAGAAGGTGGAAACGATAGAGGAAGCCGTGTTGTGGATGGAAAGTTATTTTTAATATAAAAGAGGTTATGACAGAAAAGATTATTAAAAAGGAGGACGTGGAATACAAGCTGACATGCACTTTGTCTATGGAATGGAACCGTCCGGCAAAGTATAGGTTCAAATTACAGCAAAGAGAGCGAGGAAAAAGAAAATGGAGGGATTTATTTGGAGAGAGATATTTAGTATATACAGAGAAAGATGTTGTTTTGGAACATATAAGTAAAGATGATGTTCTGGAGCTTGCTTTTGAAGAGTACAAAAAGTATAGTCCATCTAATAACGATATGTTTTGATGAAAACACTAATTTTTGATGTGATGTTGAATGAGCAATACATTCATACGTTCAAGTACAAGTATAATCCTTTGTTTCCTATCGAGGAGGAAGAGTTAAGGAAGTTTGTAGAAGAGAGATTGCCGACATTGAAAGGAAAGAACTTTAAAATATTGTTTTGAGGTATGAATCTGATTGCTATTATAAAGAAATGGTTCTGTCGGCATGAATGGGAGCTGATGTATGAAAGGAAGGTTACGGCATGGGATGAGTTAGGATGTAATAAATATATCGCCAGATATTACGTCTGCAAGAAATGTGGCAGATACAAGAAAACCAAAAGTTATTGATATGAAACAGACAGTAGAAGAAGCGGCAATGCAAGAACTTATGTCAAGCTATGCAATAGTAGTTGAAGGTGAATTAGTCTATCAGAGACAAGCAATGCTAAACATGTTCAGAAAAGGTGCTGAATGGCAGTCAAGGCAGTCTCCGTGGATAAGCGTTAAGGAACGGTTGCCGGAGCAAAACGAACTTGTTCTTTGTAGAATGGTATCAAATGAAGCCATTGTAAGCGGATTTATTATACCTATGCCAAGTGGGAGACCTCGTGTTGTAACATTGCCGGATTTTGAATTTGAAGATTATGGCGATTACGTTTGTGACATGTGGGCACCTATTCCCTCATTCGATGAGATACTCGAAGCAAACAAGGATGTACTGGAACGGATTAAGGAGAAAGGAGATTGAAAATGAATGAAAGGAAAGTTCTTTTGTTTAAGAAGGTATGTTATGATGTTGGAACACGTTTTTCTTTTGTTGTAAATAATAAGATTATCGAAACAGTCATAAGTGATGTAATGATTGATTATCATAAAAACATCAATTATGAAAAGCAATCTGTAAGGTATCATTTTTGTACTATGGATAAACATACATTCGATGAGTTTTCCGAAAGAGAGTTGGAAGATATGATACGCAGGGGAATTGTTTTATGTATTGAGTGATAGAAAGGAGATTGAAAATGATAAAGAAATGGTATGAAGTTTCGTGTGATTTGTGCGGAAATGGTTTAAATCACTATGCAGAATTAAAACCTACTTGCACTGATTTAAGGAGAGATGGTTTTAAAGTTAAAATCAATAACGGAAAGGTGTTTGTTTTTTGTAAAGAGTGCTATGAAAAGATAAAGAAGGAGACAAAGAAATGAAAGGAAATGTATTTGACAAAATAAGAAAAGCATCTAATAAATACATAGAGTATATGATTGCTTGTGATAATGTAGCTAAAGAAGCACAAAAGCATATAGATTGGAACAATGATGTTTCGTGTGAATATTATCCCGGTGATGGAATATGTATAATGATAGA